TGTCCCAAGAAGGAGTAAGTGCATCACCACCTTGTGCTTTACTAATCTTACTACCACGTTTACCAAGACCTACACCACTAGCACCACCAGCACCAGCACCACCACCAGCACCACCAGCGCCTTCTGCACCACCCATCATTGACATTAGTTGAGGTAACATGGCCATCATGCCACCCATTCCTCCTCCACCACCAGATTGCTGTGCTGGTTGTATAGCAGCTTGAGCTTGCATATCTTTCATAGTATCTTCATAGTTCTTCTTACCAGTTAATCCAGCTACTGTATCAAACAAAAATGCTTCGTCTATACGAGTAGGATTAGTATTACCTGTTGGAGTTTGCTTGTTGGGAATAAGCTGACCAACTTGTGCCTTAACTATAGATTTCTTTACAGCTTTACCATGCTTTTTCATAAAGGCTTCCTCTGTAGGAAACTTCTTGTAAAACTCTGCTTCAGACTTAACGCCTGCTATTTTTAAAAATTCAGCTTTCATATTATTAGTATTTGTCTAACCAGCCGCCTGGTTGTGGTGTGTTATAGTTCGTAAAGTTAGTTAATTGATCTAAGGCTACCAAAGATTCTCCCTCTTTTGCATATGCCATGTTAGAAGGGTCAGAAGACTTACTGTTATCTGATATGGTATTAAACATTTCTAGTATTTGATCATCATTATATAATTCTTGTAACTGCTTATACTGACCACTCTCTTGCATAACTTTAATCATGTCAGGAGTTACCTCTGAATCAAATATACTAGGTAAGTTTTTTTCTGCGTTTCTTTCACTACTCCTACCAAAGTTCTTATCATTTTCATAAAAATATCTTGTAGCATTTATTCTTGATCTTGTTTCAGTTGGGCTACCTAAATATTTTAAACGCTTGACTCTTTCTTTAATTACATCTTTACTGTTAGGTTTCATGTTTTCAGATTTTAATAACTTATTAAGTTCTTTTTCCTCTGCTTTTGCACGCTTGATACCTTTCTTTGAATAATCTTTAATTAATTTTTGATCAGATAAAGGAATATTATATCCTTTAAAATAAGAACTTGAAGGGTTTACATCATCTGTATAATGAGATAACTCATGAGTTAAGATGCTATTATAACCATTTCCTATAGGAGCTTCTTCTAATAAAGATGGATTCATTCTTATGTTACTATTACTATATAGTCCTAAGTATCCTGGATCATCAAACATACCTATAGTTACATCATCAAAGTTAGTTCTTGCACCCTTAACTTTATTTTTAAATTTATCTGAGCTAGAACTAGCATCTAACATTTTATTATGCATAGCTGAGCTTGCCCAGTCTTTCATAAAGTTTATTTGTGGTGTTGGATCTGGAACTTTAGTTTTAAGTCCATCCTGTGCCATAGGGTACTCTGTAACAGAGTTACCATTAAACTTGTAATCTTTACCTGGCTGCATCATCTTCTTGTCACCAGTGTCAGATATTCCAAGGACAGGGTAGTTAACACCCTTCATCGTTATATTGTTGGAGTTTATTTTAGTTACCTCTCCAGGGTGTGCCCATTGTCCTCTATCATCTTCTATCACACCACCGTTCTCATACTTAGATAACCAACCACCATTACGGTTTTTATTTTTTAGTAAGTCTCCAAAATCTATTCTAGAAGTTTTTTCAAATGCATTATCAAACTGATCACCCATTCTTGTTTGTGCCAGTCTCCTAAGCTCTTCCATAACCTCATCTGAACTATTAAAAGAAGATGGGTCTATTTCCACACTTCCATCAAGTTTTCCATATGGAACAGTTGAACCATCTGGTAGTCCCACTCTGTAGTTTTTAAAATAATCGTTTAAATAGTTTGTCTTATACTCTAATGCTCTATGACCATATCCAGTTGTATAATCATTACCAATAGTACCAAATCGTTTATCAAGTCCCTTCTTTAAATAATCTGAAAGATTGTATCTAGTTAAGTTTGTGTAAACATCAGAAGAATTATCAGAAAAAGGAAAATGAATTGTTTCATCTAAAAATTTAGATTTAGCTTCTAACTTTTCTAATGCATCAGTCTCATACTTCCAAGCTTCTCCATCTTTTATATTCTTTTGGACTTTTTTATATTCTTTTCTAGTATCATTTGCAACTTTAGCTTTTGCATTAAACACATCCATATCCATATCAACATCACCTGTATACTTAAGACTAGGTGTATTATCTACTTTAGCAGCTGGTTTTGAAAAGTCAAATAGTTTATTTCCGTACTTCTTTGCAAGCTTTAATAGTTTACCCCATTGCGCTTTCTCCACATCGCCACCATTCTTATTTTGTGAAGCAGCACCAAGTCCTACAGCTGCTGGTATGTATGCTGGAAGCTTGTTAAATATCTTTCTAAAGTTTTCTTTATCACCTAATAATCTAAAGAAACCTTCATCAACAGGAGTTTCTCCTTTTAACCCTTTAGTCATTATTGCTTCAATTTTTGAAGGATTAACTTCTTGACCAGGTTTTAAATTAAAAGCTTTTCTGAGCTCATGTACTCTAGCATGTATCTCTTGAGGTCTTGCTAAGTATTCTAATTGATCAATTAACTCTCCTCTCTTTTTTTGATCTTTTGTTGTGTTTATTTTATTAAGCCACCACTCTTGATCTTTACCTACTGCACTGTTTAATATGTCTTTAGCTTCATCTGTATACCCTGATTTACCTGCTGTAATTGCATGCAGGTCTTCATGTGTAATTACTGAACCAACATCCCTTGCTTTTTCTTTTATACGTTCTAAGTTAACTGATGCTTGATTTGTACTACCTTTGTATAATCCTAAGGTTCTAGGGTTTTCATCATAATGTAAAGCCATCTCTTGATGGCTTAAATTATTCTCATCAAACACCTCTGTAAATCTTCCTTTCTGTTGTACTGTTTCAAGATTTCTTTTTGCTAATCCAGCATTTAAATCTTTTAGATTGTCTTTAATTTTAGCCTGTAAGTTCGCTGGTAAGTTAGGAGTTTTATCAAGCATTGTATTATACATATTAATATCTTGAAGAATCTCAGTCTCACTCATACCAGATCTTAGGGTGCTAGGTTGATTTAGCATCTCTTCTGTTCTTCTGATAATCTCAGGGTTATTAAACCAATCTTTATTGAATGTCTCACTAGCTCTAATTTGTGCTTTAGGAGTATCCATTACATCCTGACCAAATCTTATAAGGTTTGATTTAATTCCAGGATCTATTGAAGCATCAATAGCATTAGATATATCTGGAGTAGGAGTTTTTGTAACTAAGTTTTTACCTTTATTGTATAAATTTTTAATATTTTTACCTCCTGTAAATATTTCACTATATGGAATCATATCCATTGCTGTTAAACCAAGATCTAACCCTGTATCAAAACTAGGATTTTCTTTGAATTTATCATATGCTTCAGGAGTATTATAAGCAGCATAAGCAGCACTACCTACATCTATTGTTCTACCTATGCTTACAGGGCCTCCAAAAGGTTTATAGCTTAGTGCTCTTCCAATTGGAACAGCTGCTGCTCTACCTAATGTTGCTATACTTGGAGCAGCCATCATACCTCCAGCAAGACCTAACATTCCATACATTAAAGGATTAACAACATCATACGTATCCTCAGCAAGTCCTCTTTTTGTATAAGCAGCTCTTCTTACACCTCTCCCTATAGGACCATCATCCTTAAAGTATTTTCTTTGCTCTGCACTTAAATCATTATAGTAAGGATACTTCTCATAGTCTACCCCTGAGTACATTACTACTTCATCTAGTTGATTAGGAACATCAGCAAATGTACCTTCCTCATATGCTTTTTTATATTCAGGTGTACCATATTCTACTGTTCCATCTTGAGCTTTAGTAAGGTTAGGAGGAGACATTGCAGAAGAACCAGAGTTACGTGAATACATCATACCTGATGCACCTGGAAGACTTCCTCCCATAGCAAACTTATCTAACCAACCACCATTCTTAAATTGACCATCTTCTTGTTTAGGTCCCATTTGAGAAGCTGCTCCTAATCCCCCTACAGCTGCGGCAGCATATGTTTTATTTAAAATATCTTTTATTCCTTGTCTAACATTACTGTTTTTTAAATTTGCAGTTCTTGGGGCATTAGGCATTAGATACTGACCTGGTTTTAAAAATTGTTCTGCATCTAAACTTGAAAATAAATGTTGAATATCAAAATTTGCACCTGAACCTCTGAAGTCTTTTCCTTGTTCTTTTGACCAATTAGCTATTGCATCTGTAAGTGCCTCAACTTGTTCATCTGTTACATTATCTCCTACCTTTAATCCTGCATTTTTTTCTAGCCAACCAAGTGCTTTTCTAAACCTTACTTGTTGCTCAAATGGTTGACCCATGTTTTGTACAAGATTTTCGTCAGGCATTCCTGTTCTATCAACAAGTTTAAATTTTGGGTGTCTATATAAATCACTTCCTTGTTGACCTACATTACTAAACATGTGCTCTATTTCATGCTCAAGTGTTCCTAATACATTTTCTTTGGTAAGGTGAGGTTTTCTTGGGTCTATAGTAATTTTACCACGATTATATAAACCAGCAGCTCCATCTGGTGTTTTATCAAAAGCAAGAGTAGAATTTTCAAACTCTTTTATATAATCATCAACATAACTAACTACTTCATCTTTGCTACGTCCAGTAGCTTCCATGTTATTTTTTATAAACTTGTCAGACATTAATCTGCTTCTAGTTTTAGTTGCTAGATCTGAAATTTCTTGTGTTGTAGGTATGAGATGATCATAATCAATTGTATCAAACTCACCATCTACAACTTTCATAAATTGTTTTTTCTCAATAGTTGGTAAACTTTTAAATTCAAAATTATCCACCTTTTTTAACTTCTTAGAACCTTGATACATATCCTTTCCCCACTTTAATATCTTACCCCATTGTGCTTTATCTACACCATCTCCATCAATTGCTTTCAAAGGCGTAGCTCCACTAGCAATAGCTCCAAAGTATTTCTTTTGCTTTGCTGTGAGAGGCTTACCTTTTACGTAACCATCTTGTAGTATCTTTTTAGCTTTTGCTGCTGATAAACCTTTTGCCATTACTTATATGATATTTGTGATGGTGTGATTATAAATTGACTTACTATATGTGTTGTTGACCTGTTGTCAAGTATGTGTCTAACTTTTAAATTCTTAGCTCTAAGTGGAGACTTTCTAAATGATCTAGATCCGTAATCCATATTAGTCTGATTAACCTCCTTGTCTAAAGATAATGATTTACATGAACTTAAGAACAAAGGTAACTCATCATTTTTTTGAAGAGCCCAAAATGTATTATATTGATAAAAGCTATCTGTCTTTGCGTAGGTAATAGTTTTACTATCAGTATTTAAAATAGGGTACTGCATATAAGACGATAAGTTATTTTCAGGTTTTGGTACTAGATTTAATACACCTGTTGATTGTTGACCATTATATAAAACAGCTTTATTAAACCATTGGTTGTCAACTTGTATCTTTTTATTTATATCAAAAGATCCTGAAGCCTCTGGTAGATAATTATAAACTTTACTGTAGTCTTTTACATTCTGTAATATCTCATCATGATATGTATAAGAAAATGGATACTCTATAATATAAGGTTCGATGTTTCCATAGTAGTAATTATATATAGATGTGTCTTTTAAATGTGTCCAGAGGCATCCTGTTATAGCTGTTGTATAATCAGAGTTTACCCAATCTTCATTCTCTATTTCTTTTAATGGTACATATTGCTCAAACATACAATTTCCAGAGGAAGTAATTGATATACTAATATCATTTTCAGGTACATTTAAAGCAATACCAGACACTAGCTCATCTAGAGACACATCGCCTTTTAATACATTTCCACTTTCGTCTAGTATATTAAAAGGTCCTGCTCCAGGTGCAGACTCTGTTATTTTTATATTTATTGCTTTAGTGTTGTTTGCCATCTGTTTATTTTATTATATACACGGTCCTATTAATGTTGCTCCTGGTATTGCTACACTTGCACAAACTTTTAAGGTTTGCCCAGATCCTACAGATATTGATTCTTGTTGACCGAAGCAATTAGTGTAATAGATTGCTGTTGGTCCAGTCACCTCATACTCATTACAGGTTGCTGATATTGTAGTGGTAGTGGTAGTGGTAGGTGCGCCAGTAGTACTAGTAGTTGTTGTATTTGCACTTAATGATTTACACACACATGACATTATTGATGAACCTGATGTTATAGTTTCTGAAAGATTAGTTCCTCCATCTATAAGAGTGTAAGGAGCAACAGGTGAAAGAATATATGTTTCTAACAATGTTGTAAATAATACAATATTACCTTCATATTCAGAAAGAACTTTCCCTTCTACAGAACCTATATTAACTTCAGTATTTAAAACTCCAGTAGAGTATTCATATTCTGAAATATAATTGATAGATGATAAAGTATCTTTATTTACAACTAACACTCTACCATTAGTAGTGTACAACATATTACTTATTGCTTCTCTATTATTCTGTAATGTAAACTTTGTTGTACCTGTAGCAGCTAAAGTTGTTATATCTAATTCTATTCCATTTGCTGGAGAACTATCATCAATAGCAATTAATGTTGTGTCATCTATAGCTACAATAGAATCTACTGTTCCAAAACCTATTGGTAAAGTTATTGTTCTTTTAGGACCAGTCGCAAGCTCATTTCCAGTTGCCACAAATGGATCTAGTTGATCAATGTCCCACTCTTTAATATCTGAGGACACTGACCAAAATTTAGTTGACGTTAGAGCTATATCCGAAGGACTTGTATATCCAGGAATTGTTAAGTTTATTAAACTTTGTGCGTTTCTATTAATTGCACCAATTTTATTAGTTCCCATGTCAAATAATATAGCATCACACTCCTCTATAAAAGGAACTGCAGTAGTGGTAGTTGTGGTTGTCTGTACACAACTACAATCGTACATGTCAGATATTATTCCATTATATATTTGAAACACACTATTGTTAGATCCATAAGTTTCGTTTGTCCAATACCACCCATCAGGAGCAGGGGTGCAATCACCATCGTCTCCTAAGAATGCTTGTTGACCTACTTCTAAACTATAATTTACTTGTATGGTAAAAGAAATAGGAAGTGTGGAATTTGTAGGATCTTGAACATTACTTGTAAGTGTAACAAAACCTGCTGCAGCACAAGCATCTTTTGCATTTCCAGAACTTATAACTGCAGACTGTCCAACTATTTGATAACCTTCAAATATTACTTCTTCAACTACTGTTGAAGGTCTTGCACATATTGTTGTAGTGGTAGTAGGAGGAACAGTAATAATTCCAGTACCACCTGAAAGTTCACAGTTTGTTGGTATAAAGAATCCACCTTTCATAGTACAATCTTTAACTGTAGTAGTAGTTGTTGTAGTTGGAAATAAAGGATTACTTGTAGTAGTGGTTGAAGTTGTAATAATTAAAGGACTTTTAACTGGCCCTGCTATTACTGATAAAGGTGTTTGTGTTACACAGCATGTGTTTGTACCTGAGTAATAAAAATTGTTTTCCCCTACGTAAAAATTAGGTAGGTATGAGTGAAACGATATCCAACTGTTACTATTAAAATCAAAAGACATTGTCCAAGACTTATTACAGAAATAACTTTCATCATCTAAAGAAATTATTCTTATTGGTGGATCTGTCTCTCTATACGTTGTAGTAGTTGTTGTTGTATCATCTCCAATTGAATCTTCAACAGTAGTAGTAGTTGAAGTTGTAATTTCTTCTTTACCAGTAGTAGTTGTTGTAGTTGTTAAATCAATATCACAATTACCACTTGGAAGCATTCTTACATTTGAAGATAAAATCTCTCTAGCACATAACACAAGCGGTTTACAAAACTCTCCATTCTCTAAATCACATTGAAGATTTATACTTTGTACTACCCACTCAGTACCACAAGGAATATATTTTACACTTATACTTTCATTAAAAGGTAAACTTGTAAACTCATTACAAACTGACTGTATTGGTGTAGGTACCTTTGAACTAAATGAGGATGCACCTGTTGCTAGCTCAATATAAAAATCTCCTGTTTCTTCATTATATTTAATATCATCACTAAGAGGTGTGTAATCAAGTTTAGTAATAATTATTCTTTCAAACTTACTATCATATACACCATGTAATCCAATACCATTAAAATGATTGTCAGTATCTACATTAGGAAAGTGTTGTAATATTTTAAAAGGTAAGTGATCTGTCATAAATCTATTTACACCAGAACCATATCCAGTAAGGTCTGCCACCTGACCACCTTTCACTAAAAACACTTGACCTCTCTTAGCATCTACAGTGATTTGACCTTGAGGAATCTTCAACATAAATTTGTTCTGACTTCCTACATATCCAAGATCTGTTTCAGCAAAATCAATAGGTGGAGATGAATCAAATAGATTAGGGTTACCTATATAAGCCGCTTGAGGATTACTAGTATCAATGGTTAGCAAGTTGTTATACAATAGTGACTTATTCTCAAATCGTGCAAGTATCGCTTTGTTTTGAATACCATCTAATGATGTAAGATTCCCATAGTTTTGTGGAAAATCATGAAAAGATAATGCTCTATAAACTAGCCAGTTGTTTACCCTAACATCAGCACTTGCAGTAGCAGCATCAGAATAAATAGCTCTAAAAGGATACACCGTATAGCATAAATCTTCTTTCCAATCAGGAGGAAGATGTGTAAATACATTTTCTTTGTTTTGTTTAGAAAATGTTACATTGTAATAATATGTGTTATCTTGAACAATAGGTACATTTGTTTCTTGTAACCAATCATCAGGAATACCGCTACTTACATGAGGCCAGAAGTCTCCTTCTTTATTATTAAATGCTTGACGTAAATCTGTATTATATACAGTCTCACAATAAAAATTAGGAATACCGTATGCAAATAAATACATAAACCCATCATAAAAAGTTCTATAAGAACCTCCTGTAATAGGATCTATTGAAGATGGATCATTAGGACAATCTAAATTGTGAGCTTTATATGAAAAGAAGTTTGCAGCTATAGTGTTATCAATTTCAGCATTTTCTAGTATTGATCTTGAAGAATGCCAAAACCTAGGATATGCTATGTTTCCAATTTCATCAAAGAACACATCACTATCAACAGGAGCACCCACTCTATTATCAATAAAGAAAGGAAGTTTAGTTTTATATGCAAACCTAGAAATAAATGTATCTCCTCCAAACACTGTTGATGTTCCACCAGTTTGTTTAGGAACTTGATAACCTGTGTCTACAGTGCTGTAAGAGTATATCTGTCCGTATTGATTAACTACAATATTTTTCATTGATGCATAATATGATACAACAGAAAGGTCAAATTCTTTTTCAGGAGTTCCACATGTTCCAGCACTACCAATAGTATATCTTGATTTATCTATAATAGAAGGTTCTCCAGAAGGAGTTTTCAAACTATTCGTATCACTTGGAAAAGGTATGTGACTTACACTAGAATTATTTGTAAAATCTCTATTCTCAATTGTTTTTATAAACACTGAGCTTTCTCTATTCCAATTGTTTACATTATATTCATTTGGTGCAAGGGATTGTACTCCAGGTATTAAGTATCTTGCAAAGTCAATATCTCTTTGTTTAATACCTACAAAAGAAGTTCCACTACCACTACCAGATTTATTATTACCAATATCAAATGAATAATCATAACTAGCTCTAGAGTTATATGACTGTGCATAGTTTCTTCTAGTTATACCGTTTATATATATTGTTAAGTATGTTTGATATACAGTAAATGCTACACCTATATTAAAAGGATTTGTAAGACCTGCAACATCTTGAGCGCTCTTTAATGCATCTTGCTGTGCTTCTAAAGAAAGAAGTTTATATTTAGCATTATCTTTGACTTCAGCAAAGTGACCTTTACCTGCACCAAACATTACACTTTCAAGTTTTAATACATTTCCTAAGAATGGTTGTCCAAAAGATGTATCTGGTGAGTTAAATATTTGTCTATAAGAAAGACCTTCTTCATCATTTAGTTCTGTAATTGGTTTAACTGGTTGTTCTATTTTACAACCTAATGTAGATCTTCTAGACTTTTTAGTATTAGTTATTTCTCCAGGAGGCATTTCTATTGCTTCTTGTAAATTTCTGTTTTTATTAGATTGGCAAGGACATGCCCAACATGTTGTACCTGCATCATAAGTACCTGTCTCTTGCCCCACTGCTACTCTTGGAAAATGTTGGTCATTAGCTGCAGAACAAAAACAAATCCAACCCTTTAACCATTTTTTCTTATAAATCTCTGCACTATTATCATCTGTAAAAGGATCATACCAGTCAACTCCCCAACTTCCACAGTTTGGTGCGGACACTGCCCACACGTCATAATTACCAGGGCCTATTAGAATCCTACCAAGAAGAGCAGTTGGTCTTGTAAGAGAACATATTTCAATCTGTGTGTCTAATTCAATAGCTGCTTGTGCAACTCTACCATTTGCTGCGCTTGTATATTCATATACTCCTTGCTCATCATTTATTGTAATTTCAATAAATCCACTACCACCACCAAGAAAATCCTCCCAAGAGAATATTGTTTCAGTTGAAGGTAAATATAGTAACCAAGGTTCTGATTCATCAGTCCAAGCGTTATTAGATGCTGATACATAAGGATCAACCCCTAAATCATTATAAGGATAATTTGGATAATAATATTCTTGATCATCTCGAGTGTACGTGTTTACATTCCTGAGCATACCCTTTGCTATCACAGACTTATTAGTTCCTCTGTCTGCTCTTATAATCTTATATCCAACAATATTATCTTTTAAATCATCTGATAAATCAGACGTAGAAATTAATGAATTAAGTTCACTATTACTAATGCGAACACCTAATGGAAATACTGCATCATCTTGTATAGTAGGTACAATCTGATCATTATCATAAACAATTTGACCGTTCTCAATAATAGGGCTAACTAAAACATCTGGAAATTTATGATGTCTAATTTTTTGTCCAGCTAAATTTCCCCACACATCATCTTGACAAGGGTATTCTTCTGTAGATTCCCAAAATGCAAATTCACCATATTGATAAGGTCCTTTATAACTTGTATCTGTAGAATCATAACCTGAAGAAAACTCAGAAACTGTTGCTGTATTATAAACTTTCCAATATGATTTATATCCTACATCACCTATATAGTAATCAGGTTCACCAATAAAATCACTATTTGTACTTGGTATATCTTGAGGGTTGTCTACAGGTTGATTAACTTCTCTACCTGGAATATGAAAACCATCTGTTTGTTTACCGTTTCGTAGTAAGAATACTATTTCAAATGCATATACCTCATCACGCATGTACCCACGTAAGTGAGTAGCATTTAGTTCATCTGCATAGTTTTCACTTGCTGGAATTCTATATGTCTCCCACTTAAGGTTTATTTGACTTGCAATAGACTGATAATTAATTCTATCAATAGATGTAAGGTTGTCCCATACAAGAACATCTTGCACAGCTGTAACATCTTGAGCTATATCATAATATGGAAACTTTTCAAAAATATCAATCATTGCTAATTGAATAGGTGTTTGATCTGCTCCTGTATAAGTAATATCTTTAAAGGATTCTTCAATATTATAAGTACCTACTAATTCAGCAGAGCTTATATTATTAATAGTTTTTATTACAGCTAAATTAAAGTACTGAAACTGCCCTGTTATATCTAAATCATTTACACTTATAACAATAGACTTTCCAACAGGATAGTCAAAGTTTACTGTTGTTACAAACTCATCAGCAATAGGTGTTGGGTTTGTTACAGAGTAGTACGATGTAAGTTCATTACCACTTGCATCTGCGTATTGAACTGCAAACTGATAAGTTCCTGCAACTAAAGATCCTACATTTTCAACTTTGGAAACTTCTAAAGAAGGTATGGAAAAATTAGGTTGTAATTTAATTTGGTTACAATCTAATTCATTACCATATACAGGATCACAACTAGGTGTTCCTGCTATAAGTTTATAAGGAATGTTTTCTATATCTAGGTATCTTCTAGAGTTAATTCCGTCTGTCCAGTATATCTCTGTTGTACAATTAGTTATTCTGTGTACAATTTTAGGAATAGGATGCTGTGTGTTAAAGTTTAAACAAGGTGCATTAACTAATACACGATATACACAATCATTATTATCCATGTATCCTATCTCACTTCCTCCTGTGTCAGGGTTTGATAAAAAGAAAATATTCTTTCTTTTTTCTGGAATAAAATGTTCCCCAATTAATTTATAACCAGTAGTAAAAACAAGACATAACTCATTACCTGGCTCATTCTGATAATTAACAGAACTAGAGTCAAAGTTTTCTATAGCAGCATTTAAAGCATACGTAAGCCTTCCAGGACCAACCTGATTGATTGAACTGTCTAGATTTAATCCTGTTCTAGCAGTTGCAGAGTTCATCGTTATATTGGTTCTTCTTGAGTTTCCAGATGTCCCAGAAGTACCATTTGATTGATCTTTAGCCATAGTTCTTAATTATTGCGTCTTCTTCTACTTCCGTATCTATTGGTTCGATTAGGTAACTCATACATATTGAACCTGTTTAAATCTTTTTTAATTCTTCTTTGCTTTTCCCAAGGTGTTTGTTTTTTAACCTCAATCTCTGCCTCTATATATTTTTCATTATATTCCTGCTTATAGTATGCTAACTTCTGTTGAAGCTGATTAAAAGTTTCATCATTTGTTTGATTAGTTAATATTTCAAACACTTTAAATTTAATAAAAGCTTCTACATATTCAGCTATACGATAGTTATCAGGAACCAATTGGTTACCTATATCATCATACTCAGCAGAATAAAACAATAAATGAACTACACCATTTCTAAAATTAGTGACAAACTTATTGTCTCTAATATCAAAAGAATCATAAGTAGCAGAACCAGGAGTAAACTCACGAACTGGTGGAGCAAAATTGTTCCAGTCACTTCTATAATTTACATCGCATTGTTTTCTAGTAGATATATTTCCTGGTTTTAATAAATAGCTATGTCTATATGATCTAGCTATTTCATTGTTTGTTTTGTATACAGCTTGAACTAATTCAGGCATACACGTACCATCACAACTTGGATGTTGACACTCAGGATTATTACAAGGAGTTCCTCCTATTGTTAGTGGAGATATTTGTATTGTTGTTGCGTTAGCTGCTTGTGAATAAAATGATGTAGCAGAAGGATAAGGGTTGCCTGGTATAGATGTACACATCCACGCTTCTCTAACTGCATGAAAGTTATCTGGTAATCTTGCTTCAAAGTCTTCTATAAATAAAACTTGTTCACTAATTATGTAAGTAGTTCTTCCCAGCTTCTTTAAACATTTGTCTAAATATGTAGGGAATAACAAATCATCTACTGCACCAGTATCAAAGTAACTTTTAAGTTCTTCTTTTACAGTTGCATATAGAGGCTCTGGTGATACGAAATTATATTTATAATAGTATGACATAACTTATTTTTTCCATTCGTTGTACGTATGTTGGTACTTTTTATCAGTTTTTATATAATGAGATAGTAATCTTGATGTGTCTCTAGATGGTTTAAAATACCAAAGGTCTGCATTTCTAAATCTTGCAGACTCTTTAAACCATAACCATCCAAAGAAATATCCTTCAGTATGATAATTAAAGTTGTATATAACTTTACCTTTCTCTTTAGTTTTTTGCCAATCAATAGGAAGATTGATAAACTCTTTTCCTCCTACTCCTTTAACTTTTCTTCTTTTCTTCTTATTTATTGAGAAGTCTCCAAACCCACAGGGAAGTTTTTCTTTTTCACCTGTTTCTAGTATGTGATGTTTAAAGGAATCATTAAATGTATAGAGTATATTTCTCCACTCATCAAAGTTTAAATTTACAAGAGGGTTATTCTTACAAAAATCTTTGTAGTTATCTTTACTTGCACTTCTCCAATCCACAGAGACTCTAGACATTTATACAATTTTTAATTAGTAGGTTGTGCATTAGGAGCTTGACCATCTATACCTTCATTGCTCATGTCATCTTTAAGTTGGAAGTATGTAGATAAAAGTTTTGTAGATGTCATAGCTAGTACTTGTTGTTCTAAGTAACCTGGAAGAGCATACTCTTTATCTAAAGGGTTCTTACAGTAATCCTCGTCAGTATAACTAGAACTTCCACAATCACAATCTGGATACATTATTTCATTAGGTACATCTTCTTCAAATAAAGCAGCTAATCTTATTGACTTTAATAAAGGATTGTTAATGTACATATAACCATTAGATATCCAAAAGTAACTTTGCTTTTTAATTATTGGTAACTTTAATAAATTTAAGTATCTATTTATTGTTATCTCTTTTAATTTAGTACCCTTTCCTCCCATAGCATTTATAGAATATACACCTTGAATTACATATTGGTAATTTCCTTCAGACATTCTTGGGAGTTTATATTTTGTTCTTGCAACTGTACACTCATCAGCAAACTCACAACATTCAGATATAGGGACTTCAACCATTTCCAAACAAGGAATAGTAGTAAATAAAGTATCACTGGCCCAGAGTTTTCTTATATTAGTTTCTCTTTTAATTAAAGTCAATGCGTTAACTCTAACTTCAGATGCTATTGCTCTATCAGTTATAAGCGCATCAGTAGATAAGATCTTATGTGTAGATCTTATATCTGAAACTAATTTTCTCAATGTTGCCATAATTATATTCTTTCTTCAAATTCAGCTACTTTGCCTACTTTAAAATCATAAACCAAAGCTAGAGCAGCTCGTACACTATGTACAAAATTATTATCTTTATGCCACCTATCTGTTCCAGATAAACTAGGCATTTGTTGTATCCTAACTCCTTTTATTTCCTTTGCCATATAATGATGCTTGTCACCTGTATGAACTTCTCTATACGTAGCATCTCCAAACCACTTACTATAAGTTGGATGTGTAGCAAATAGTAAAGGTAAGGCATCAATCTTACAGTTACCATGATGGAATCCAATAAACGTATTACCCACTACAGTTGCTTTAATCAATCCTTCTTCTCTAACAAATGATATATTATCATCTTTTTTAAAGAATATATCTAGCGCATGGGCTAAGTAATATGATTTAGTTCTATCGTGATTACCTTGTACTAAAATAACCTCAACATGTTTAGAATTGGTCTTTAACATTTTAATAGTATCTACTAAAAGATTAAATCCCATCTCGTACTCTGATGCATAATCTAATATTATATCTTGAGGAGTACCATTAGTTGTAGTGTTCTGATAATTATCTGTATGAAAGAAATCATTAGATATAGGAAACACCACTTTATTTATATTATAAATAGATCTAACTTTATGAGTTAAAGCTTCTGCTATTTGCACAAATCTATTAGCTCTAGTTTGTGGATCATTATCTCCATCAACATATCTTTTAGCTAAGTGATAATCTGATAAAGATAACTCAATATCTACCAGAGGTTTTAGCTCCATCTCAGGAGCAGGAATAGGAATGTAGTTTGATTTATAGTTCTCTAAGAACTTGCTGAAATCATCAGCTGTGTAATCTTGTGGACCTTTTCTTTTAGAAAAGATAGAAGATGTAAACTTTCCAGTAGGTAGAACTTTAGACCAATAGTTAGTAATTATATACTTTTCTAAATCTATCTTGTGTAACTCTGCTAGCTCTATATCATTCTTTGGCTCAAAGTCAAGAGTTATTGTGCTCTCTATTGTTCCCTTTTCATTGTTTACTTTTTTTACAAACTCAATTTGCTCATTAAGTTTACCAGCCTCTTTAATAAAGTTTTCTGCAGGATCTTCATCTTGCTTTTTTATTTCTTTCAGTAACTCATTTACTTCATCTTCTGTAATATTTAATTTATCAGCATAAAACTTTTTACTTTTCTTCCAAGCTAGTAATGATTTTAACTGGACAAGTAAATCTTCAGAGTAAGACATAAGGTGTGGGTTTAGTTAAATATGGTAAAGATATGAAATTTATTTTGGATATTACAAATAAATTTACTAAGGATGGTTATTCTTTATAACTAGTTTAGTTATAAATAAAAAACTCCCAGGGCTATTACACCCTAGGAGAAGCCTTGTAAAACCAACAAAACAAGACTTTTTATTATTGAGGTTCTACTATTATTTCTACAGTATTTATACAGCTTCCAAAAGAGACTACTCTAATAATTTGTGTATTGTCAGGTATTTGATCTGTTGGATAACCTGCTATTAATTGATCTCTAGTTATACCTGATTCAATTGGTGCTGTGTAGTCATTTACATCTGAGTACAAGTAAAAAGGTCCTGTATCTACACCTAGTTGTGAAAATTGTATTGCTCCTGTCATTTGTTATGTTATTAGTACTTGTTCGTAATTTTGACAATTAAGATTTGCGTTCTGAACTCTAACTATAGTTGTACCAGCAGGAACAGGTGTTAAAAAACCAAAGAGTCCTGTTAATATTGCTATTGAGATACCTGTTGCAAATGGTGTTGTAAAACCATCTGCATTTGAAAATATATTTACAGGTCCAGAACAGACTCCTGCTGAAGTTAAGCTAATTCTTACATTTGATGCTGCCATAGTTTATTTTTTTTTATTTAGAAACATATTGATATTGGAGCTAATATATATCCGCTACTGTTTACTCTAGCAGAGTATTGACTAGCATTTGTATTAAGTCGTATTTTATAAAAGTTTCCATTTCCATTAAATGGGTTAGTAGCTCCAGGATTATTAAATATTCTATCATTTACACTTATTGTTCCTACTGCTTGATGTTGTATATAACAAAGACTATCTAGTACTAAGGAACAATCTGATATACTTGGATTTGTTTGAGATGATATTGCTCCTGGATCTACAATTGGATTAGAACTTGTTGTTGTTGTAGTAGTTGGTGGTACTACATATACCGCAGAAAGACCATTTAAGCTACAATCACACGTAGTTGTAGTAGTTGTGGTACTAGATGTACTTGTACTTGTTGTTGTACTTGTACTTGAAGAACTTGTAGTAGTAGTTGTGGTTGGAACTATAATTACACCATCGAAAAACCAGTCTTGATCGAAAGATTCCATTACATAAGATTGGAAAAGTGGAGTTATTAATTCATCAACACAAGGATTACATGTATCATTTGGTTGATATAAACTTCCATTTTTAACTACCTTGTTTCCAAAATCCCAAGATCCAACTTTTTCATTAGTCATAGTTGCTTGTACAATAGCTCCAGCTTGGATAAGTAATTGACCAGATTGTATAGTATTACCTACAGTTATTGTAGAATTTACAACAGATATTCCGTCTACAGTTATTTTAAGATTTACAGTTCCTATAGTTGATGGAGTTTGACTTCGCAACTCCCAGTTAAACTTATAAGGAGGTGGTGCTGTAGTGCTTGTTGTTGTTGTTGAACTAGTTGATGTAGTAGTAGATGTACTACTAGTACTTGTAGTTGTTGTACTACTAGATGATGTTGTTGTAGTAGTTGGGCAATTAGTTGGTATGTCAATACAATTTTCACAGTCACCTACAGAGCAAACTCTAATAATAGTTGCACCTATAGGAAGTTCTACAACATAACCAGACTCTAATTCTGTAGCTGGTACTTGTGTTTCAAAAGGGGAAACATATCCATTTGCATCTGAAAATAAATCAAACGGTCCAGCAATGCCAGACGGAGGAATAGTTATGGTTATTTGTATTAACATATCTTATATTGTTGTGTTTATTTTAATTTATTGTAGTGTAATATCTAAAGAATTAATACACTTAAAGCTAGATGTAACTCTTACTATACTTGAATAGTCTGGTACAACAGAACTAGTATATCCAATTAATAAATCTGCTCTAGATATACCTGTTTCAAAAGGATCACTAAAGTTATCTTTATCTGAATAAAGTTCAAAGTTATCAGCATCGGTACCTATAGTAGGTATTGTTAAAAGTACAGTCATAATTATGAGCAACAGTTATTATTAATATTTGTTATTTGATTATTTATATCAATTATTTGAGCTTTCATTGCAGCAATCTCTTGAGTGTTTTTAACTTGTTGAACTTGTAATGCACAAAGAAGAGCATCTATTTTTGATAATGCTACATTCAATGTGTCACAAGCTTCTATGTTTGTACATGGAGTTGTAGGACCATCATACACAACTGTGCTTGACAGAGGACCATTTGTTCCACATGAGTTTGTAGAACAGTTACAATTTGATGTACATCCACAAGGGCTATTTAAAACTACATCAGTGCAGCAAGGGTTTACAGGTAAGTATGCCATTTTGTTTTTATTTTAAGGTATGTAAATTATATAATATGCTCCGTATCCAGGTTGCCAGTTAGCATGATCTTGTCCACCTCCTGTATCTGCTAGTGATACACCAACATTTAAAGTTTGAGTAACTTCACTTGTTAATCCGTTTGTAGCTGGAGAAGATGTTCCTCTCATTGCGTATCCTAAATTACCACCAGTTGAATAACCTTGTCTTATTTGTTGGTCAGTTTGAACTGGATCTTGAGTATTAGCAGTCCCTAATGAAACTACTTTGTGAGTATGACTTTCTGGAGTAAGACTAGAGGTTACAGTTGAAACATGTGTATGTGGAGGTATTTCAGATGAGTCTAGCGTTACTCTATACGCTCCACTAGTAGTACCTAAACTCCATTCTGGAACTTGTCCAAGTATTGGAACTACAGCTGGATCAAGACCACCACCTCCAGGCATTCCTGTTGTAGATGCTACAACAACTCTTCCTCTAAGATCTGGAGTTCCATTAGCACCATTACATAAAAATATTCTATCCCAATCACCTATACCAGCACCAGAAGCATTAAAGTTACCTAAGCTTCCAAAATATGGTGTAGCAGAAAAGGGAACCATTCTGTTGCTAATTAAAGTTTGAGTTGGATTATTATTTATGTAGTTTTCAATGTATGTATTTATATCTGAAATTGCAACAAAAGTATTATTTACATATGTTATAAAGTTATTTAGATTCTGCTGAACTTCACAAACCTTATTAATTACAGCTTGTATTACAGCTTGTGTATCAGTGCTTGTAGCATTAGGGTCATCAGTGATACCTGGAACACTAAGACATCCTAGTATATATGGATCAGTAGGCACCTCTTCTTGAATAACACCTATAGTTTCTTCAATTTGACACAATGATTTAATTATGCCCTCTAAATAATTATTTAAAGATAATGGATTACAATCATCTAAGTTACTCTGTACTGTAGGACATATTATAGATGGTGGAATTATAGGAAATACCCCTGTCCCATTAAGAGTTGATGATAAATAAGTTATTAGAGATTGTTCTACAAACGATAGAGAGTCTCCATGTTTTATTCCTAAGACAGGGACATCTACTCCTGTATATTTAACGCATTTGTCTGAAGATACTTCAGTACATCCGTTATAGCAATTTGAGCAATTATTTGACATGATATTTTATATTTTTAAGGTGTTGGTATACAAGGGTTATTTAATGTATTAGTTAATCCTGCTTGGTAATGTAACTTACCGTTACAGAATTTAGTTCTTTGATCGCTTCCTCCAGCTTCTGTTACATACTCCATAGTATCTTTGTTAACAGTGTATTGATTTGCAGCTGCAGCATCCCACCATTCAATCCCTAGCTGTTCAGCAATTCTATCTATTCTACAAAGATAAAAAATTGTACTACATGAATTTAATCCTGGTGTACCAGAGCAACATGGGTTACCATTATATTCTGCAGGCATCATTGCCATATTACAAGTACCAGCAAAAAGTAGACCTATTAATTTCTTAACACCACCAAATTCAGCATATACAGCAGAACCTGAGTCTCCTGGTAATCCTGGATTTAAACATCCTGGTTGTTGAGATTCTGGAGTAGTATCGTCTGGTCGAATTACAGCAATGAGATCATTGTAGCTTGCAGTCCCAATGGCAGTAGCAACATTAGAAGCAACAGGTGCCTGATACACTCTTAGGTGCCCACATACTCCTTTACCTCTAGATCCTGAAGTTCTTCCTGATGTCCAAATGTCTGGGTTTGTATTATATATATCATCTAATTCAGCTGTTGTAGCAAACGGAGGATTTTGATTAGTTATTACACCTTCAAGACCTATAGGTTGCCATGATGCATATTGTTGTGATGAAGGTACACTTTCAGTCTCAATGTCTTGAAAGTTTACAGAGTATATTGCAGCATCCACTTGATTAACAAATCCTGTATTAGTTAAATGAATTGGAACATATCTTAAACTTATTCCTACTTCATTAACAGGTTGAACCTGACCAACTGCTTCTGTACCTTGATATATTCTATTTATTGGATCATAATCATTGTCTACAGTAGCAGCAGCTAAGTTTCTATCGCTTGTGTATGTAGGATTTTCTATAGTTACGTGATTATTAGTAAGTGCTATTATAGCTCCTGATGCTATATCTTGTACAAATGTTCCTAATGTACCAACAGAAGGAGTATTGTTTATAGAAGTCATTGTTACTCCTCCTCTTAAAGGTCTAGTAAATTGTCTGTTTGTAAATTGTCCAGAGTTAGATCCATTCCATCCTCCACAATCAGAACATGTAGCAAAGAGTTGAACTGGAGACTGTTGCATTATATCTATCTTAATAACTTCATTACCTACAGTAACTTCACTTGGTATAATTTCCTCAGAAGACAATTCTTCAATTGGTTTCTTTTCAGTAACTCCAATTACAATAGCAGCATCTCCTGTAACTTTACCAGCAGAAACCTTTTGACCTAGTCCAACAGAAACAATAGTCGTATTACCTTTTGCAAAGGTTTTTATTATATGATCTATTTTATCTTTTATTTCTTTTGTTACTTTCATATTTTATTGATTTATTTCTGATTCAAACCATGTCCAAATTGTCTTGGGTCCTGATGGGCTAGGAGTAGTACTAGTAGTTGTAGTTGATACATTAGGATCTACAATAAATCCATCACTTATTCTACATCCAGGTATTTGACTTGCTCCACCAGCTGCATCAGGTGTACCAGGAGCATTAGGTACTAATTCAGTCCATGCATATGGAGGCTCTAGATCTACTGTAGCCCATGTAGTAGCACCTACATAAAGTTTTCCGTCAAATAGAGCAATAGCTGCTGCTCCTCCAGTCTCAACCCCAAAGTCTTCAGCTCTTGTACTTACCTCTAAAACTCCTGTTTCATAATCATATTGTTGAACTGCAAGATGACCAGTTATAACATTATTAACAACGTAGGGATCTACAGATCCTACAGTTATTACTTTATTTGGTGTTACACCATCTTCTTTATATGTAATTAGTAAATCTCCTGCATTACCAGCATTGTTAATACCTGCTCCAGCAAGTGCAAACTTTTCTACAGTAATCATTTCTGTACCATTTTCAGGGAACGTACACTCTAAGAATCTAGTATCATATAAAGGATCAAAACCACCACTTGTTGTACTTACAGTTAAACCTATTGTGTTATCATTTATTACTTCAATGTTTGGAATAAAACCGTTATTGAACTGATCCCAGACAGGAGGTAATACATATCTTACCTCATCCCATTCTAAATTGGTAGGAACCTCAGCTTCATTAACATAATTATATTTTATAAAACACTGATCTGTAGGAGGTGCTGCTGGATTTTGATAGTTAAAGTTAGCTGATACTACAAGTATATTATTACCTATACCAATATCGCCAGAAGCAAAACCTTCACCTGGTGGAGGTCCTACTTCTGTAATTGCACCTGTTGTTTTATTCCATATCTTAATTGGCTGATAAGAAGTTTGTGCTACTGGAACATTTGGTGGAGCTACACAACGTCCTGCTTCTTCAGGATCAGAACAACCCAATCCTCCATATGTTATGTATACCATATTATGGCAATTTAAAGGACGACATCCTAAGAATAATTTTCCACCAGTTGGAGCATTACCATATATAGTCATAGATGTATAGTTAGCCAGAGCAGTAACTTTAAACTCTCCATCTCCAGAATTATTAATAACAGGAGTACCAGGTAAATTAGGATTCACCATTCCACCCCACAGTTTATTACCATCAACTTGAACTAAACATCCTTGATTTATAGAAAGTGTTGGAGTTCCACCATTAGTTTCTACATAATATACATCTCCACCTGTACCGTCTGCACTACTATTTAGAACACTAGCTCTAATTGGAATATCATTAACTGCTACAGGGAAATTAATTGTAATATTAAAGTCATTACCTTGTACACCTAAAAGTACATCTTCTCCCTCAGAATCAGGTGACATAAGTCCACTACATCCTAAGAAACCACCATCTGTATTGCTTACAAACCAAGCACCTAAGTTATTAGATAAACTTGCTGTACACGTCATTCCAAAGTAAGTAAATGTCTGAGGTCCTAGGTAATTATTATTAGAACTACCACCATCGCCATCAAATAGGTTAGGGAAATAAGTAAGACCACAATTAGGGTCAGGATCACCTGATATAAAATTAATGTTAGAACAGTTTGTAGCTGAACTTAACCAGTTATTTGAACTATTTACAAAAGTATTGGATGTTACATTATTAGGAATTGATTGATTTACTGTGTATACCTCTAAAGTTTCTGGTTGTAAAACTTGTGCTAATCCATTTACACCCCAGAAAGGTACATCTTTAGGTCCATTATAACCTGCTGAAAATTCTGGCAATCCATAATCTTGAAGTAATATTCTAGGCATAACCTGATTGTTTATACTAAAGTCAGGACTAGATGGAGTTACAGGGAATACGACTAAATAATTACCTACTGCATATTCCTGACCACCTCCACTAGGGGTAAGATCACATCTCCATCCTAATACAAGTTGTCCTGAATTTGTATAAGTAAGGTTACTCAACTTACTTGCATTAGTTCCTGGATGAGCTGCCCACTCAGAAGATATATCATTTGAGTCAATCATAATGTTTCCTACGGCTGCAATACTAAATTCAGAAACATAAATTGAATTACTACCACCAGTACCTTCTGATGGTGCTGGAGCATATCTATTACCTGTTCCAACAATAAGTGTATTATTATCTATTGCAGTCATAGCCCATACAGAAGTTCCTCCCAGATTATGTCCATAAGTCTGTCCCATAGGAACTGTTATCTCTCTTACATAAGTTAATGTAGGAGCATTTGGTGTAGTTCCATCTATATTCCACTCTCTAATGTATACTTTATCATCATTATCATTAGTTGGATTAGAACCTTGATCAACTATACTAGCTAACCATAGTTTATCTTCTGTAGCACAAATAGGTCTTTCAATACCTACTGTGTCAGTAAAGTCATTGGGAACTAATACAGTTGTACTTGTGTTAGTATTAAAGTTATATACAGCTACACTTCCTGAATTACCACCATCAGTAGACCATAAACATGGTATACCAAATGGATCTGGGAAATAACTTGTTGTTGTGGTAGTTGTTGGTGGAGTAGATGTAGTAGTTGTAGTTGTAATATTACAAAGTATCTCTCCAGCAAAATCACAATTTGGTGTAGCACAAGTGTAAATATCTGTTTCAGTATTTAAACAAAGACCACTTAAGTCATCCAATCTAACAACAGTAGTTCCTGCAGGTGCATTAACCTGAAATCCTGCTAATAGATCAGCTTTAGAAACAGGACCAGTTGTATTAAACGGTGTGGTAAATCCATCAACGTTAGAATACAAGTCAAAAGGACCTGTTTCATTACCTGCAAAACTTAATGTTATTATTATTGTCATCTCTATCTATAATTTTTGATTTTACTAAACTCCATATCCAAAGGCTATTAATGCATTTCTTATTTCATCATACCAGTATTGTTGTGGATTGGCAGGACTATTATCTAGATCCGCTGACCATGCAAATCTTGCAGGACTTGCGCTTGGGAAGTCTTGTACATTCTGTTCAGGACCGTATGCACTAGCAGATTTGCTAGCAGGTTGTCCAGGTTGTCCTGCATTATAACTTGTAAGAACATCTGCACCATTAATTCCTGCATTAAGAAGTCCAGTAGGTGAAACTAAAGGTTTTATTGTTGAGAAAGTATATCCTGATGTAGCTTCTGGATGGAAAAACTTAGCTCTATATATATTAGTGTTTCCTGCTGCAGTTTCTATATCCTCAACAAAATCTCTTAAATTTGCTATGTCCTCTTTTATTCTTGCGTTTGTAAGAACATCTCTATTTTCCCATGCACTTCCTGTAGTCCAGTCACCATCCATATTATATCCTGTACCTGATTCATCACCAAATGCCATAATTACTAAACTGTCTGCATTAGGGAAATATCCTGTTGCATCTATAGTGCCTCCCAAGCCTTTATTTGAAAGCATTGAAATTTGTCTTTCTACACCACTATGACACCAGTATACACGAGCTTCAAACTCATCACTACCATTAGTAGCTCTGTCTGTATTTCCACTTGCTTCAGTTCCTCCTGTTGCATAGAAATCTTGAAGTAAGTTTCTTAAATTAGATGTATTTGCATAATCGATAGATTTCTGAGCATCTGTTAGATTAAAAGTAATAACACCATTAGCTCCTGCGTTAATGTCTGCAGTTAATGCAACAGAGTTTCCACCACTATCCAAAAGATCAAAAGTAGGTTGATTAGTAGAAGAATCATATCCTGCAAATTCAACAAAAGTTCCTGAAGGTATTGAAGGGTGTATAGCTTCCATACCATCTACAATACATAAAAATGCTTTACTTGCTGTATCACCGACACCACCTTGCTGTTCAGTAACTCTAATATTTGCATTAGTAGATGAAACTAACCTAATCTTCTCTTGCCCTGCTGTTTGAGTTCCTGAAACCATACTTTTTACACCTGTAACACTAGCTATCTGTGCTGTTACTGATATTGTATCATCCATAGAGCCTGAAGTATCACTCCAGAAAGTAAAGTATGAGTTCCCTGTAACTGGTATATCTGGATCAGGAGCAACACAGTCTCCTGCTGCAGTAACTAAAACTGAATCACCAGCTGCCTCATCAAAAACTGAAAGTATTGCTGAATTATCAACACCTTCTTGATTTATTTTTGAAAATTGGAAATCTTTTTGGGTTGCTAACGTTCCAGCATTTGTATGAAAATAACCATGATTAACATCTTCAAAACCGATACCACCACTCTCTAGTCTATATGTCATTGGATAATCTACTCCTCCTATATTAAATATTACAGTATAAGCAACATCTGGAACTTGATTCCAGTTTGTATAACCTGTAGTATTAGTAGTTGGGCCTGCAGATGCTGTAAAAACTCCCACCTTTAATGATTCTTGACCAACAGTTGGAACTGGTTGACCTCCAGGACCACGCCATATAGCTTGCTGTATTAAACTACTAGTCCAATTAAACTGCAAACATCCAACTAGATCACCACTGGAGGTTGTAGTGGTTGTAGTCTGAGGAGTACCTAAAGAGTTAACGTTACATTGTAATGAAGAATGGAATGGTTGTATTACATAATCAAGCCCATTGTCCCATACTAAAGTTAATGCATATGTAGTTAAATTAACTTCATACACTTTATCTATTAGAGCGGATGAATTTCCTCCTTCTTCTGATAAGTATAATTTACCCCCATCTTGGAATAAATTTACTTGACCCATTGGATCTATTCCTGATAATACTTGACTAACTTCTAATGCACCATCTGGATATGAGTATTGTTTTAATATAACATCTCCTTGAGATGATCCATCTGAATTAATTACAGTTATTATTTTATTATCTAATGTGTACATTAAACATTTAGCATATACATCAAATGCAAACAATACTGTAATGTCATCAGCATATATAACATCATCAGTTATATCTAAAGAAACTAATTCGTTAGTACTTATGTCACGTCTCACAGTAGTTAATAAAAGATTGTTTGCTACTGGAGCTAGATAAACCCAGCGTCCATTACTACCCACAGTTACACCAATAGCACCATCTTTAAATACTATAGTTCTATTTCTAGTAAGTACATTTTCTACAGCTGAAGGAATCCATTCTACAATTTCTGTCCCCATATTACCCTTCCATAACCTTGTGTTAGTGTGGGCATTTGCAAAGAAATCTCCATACTCATTATTGTTAAGTATAACTGCAGTAGTAGTGTTATTACTTACATCGTATATAAAATCTTGACTACTATTAGAGTACATAACACAGCTTAATTCATAGGTAGATACTAATTCAAAACATCCTTCCACTCTACAATCTGGGAAGATTGAAGTTGTAGTAGTTGTAGTACTAGACGTACTTGTTGTACTTGTTGTACTTGTACTAGATGTACTTGTAGTTGTTGTGCTTGGGTTTGGTACCACAGTTACACAACATGTAGTAATTTCACATACTGTAGGTTCGTTACATCTACTAACGCAACCAGAGGTTAATCTAATCACTTTACTAGCAATATCATTAACACAGACTGATCCTGCATAATTAGGATTACAATACTTAAATGTTAATATACGTTTATACGCTATCAACTGAGTAATCGTGTAAGCAGGTACATCACGACCTAACATGAATACAACATTGTTATACATGTTATTACCAAGCTCTGCAAGCTTACAATCTATACTCTTAAGTAAGTCAGGAATTTTATGACAATCCTGACAATTTGTTAATCTAGGTGTTAACATAATACTTTTTGGTGTTTATTATTCTTTTTTGGAATTACCATTACAATGAGCACATAGACCGTTTGTTAACTGACATCCACATCCCACTTTTGCTCCACAATTTGCACATTGAGCCATATTATCTAAAGTTTAATACATAGTTGTTTCCTGAACAACCACAGTTGGATTTTAAAAATGTGTCAAGCATATTGTCTGCTTGTTTATATAACTTAAGAGCTTCTACCTCTGCACAGTTATTAGCTGCTGCAAGAGCTCCTTGTATAAAAAAGTTTATTGTATTTAGATTTATACTAGCTTGAGTTCTTAGTGCCGAATCACACTGCATCATATCAAGCTGCAAAAACGCATTGTCAAACTTCTCTTGTAGTCTGTCAACACGCATTATAGTCTTCTCCACAAAATTTAAGTATGCTGGAGCAACTGAGTATTTTAGATGGTATATTCCATCAGGTAATTTTTGTTGGCACCCTACTTCAGTTATTCCTAAAGTGTCAGAGCCAAATATATTTGTATCCAATGGTACAAAAGGTAGAATCTTTTTACCAAAGTTTGGAACCTCTATCTCAATAGTAGGTGCTGATATCAGAGGTGGGCTATCAGGGTAGATAGATGCATCTGTAACAGCAAGTATATTGACACTATAACTAGGAGGAACTATTATATCTAATTGTAGATTAGCTGCCATATTATTGTTTTAAAAAAAAATGCCAGAGGATATGAGATAATCCTCTCACCTCTGGCATAGGTTTATTATTATTTATTCTCTGCCTACATCTAACAGTGCTTACGCAGCTGTTGTAGTTGTAGTAGTTGTAATACATACATTGTTATCAGCAACAGCTCCTAATGCATCTACTAATATTGGCTCTATTAAAGCAGCAATGCCACTAGTTGTAGCGTTAGGTACAGCGATGATTACAGTTGAATCTTGCATGATATAATCTCCCCATTGGTAGGCAGCTTTATCATACTGGTTAAATCTGATGTAGTAACTATCATAAACAGTTCCATTAGTTACATAAGATTCAAAGTTTTCATTGTATCCACCCATTCTATATAGAGATTTTAAATATCCAGCTTGGTAGCTATAGAAGTTTTTCTCTAATTGTTTGAATTCATCAGCAGTTCCTGATGGGTAGTTTGAAGTTTGAATTACAGAAGCAGTTGCAACAATATTACAAGCATCAGCAACAATAAAGTCAGCAGTTGTAGCAGGTCCATCGTATACAAAAGTACTAAAGTACATTCTGTCATATTCCCATGGGAATGCAGCAACATCACAAGGCTGTCCATATTTAGTTAATGGCTTACCGTGGATTCTAAGTTTAGTTCCACCTACATTTTCAAATGTAAAGAAGCTATTAAAAGAAACGTTATCTGGATTATCTCCAGGAGCTTGTTGTTCTAGTTTAACAATAAGTTGATTGATTAATGCGTTATCATCTACATCAACACATACATCACCACCACATTCACAACATGGAGCTTGTACAGTTACTGATCTAGTAAATCCATTGAAATAAAGAGTATCAATGTAAGAAGAGTGAGCACGTAACGTTAAAGTTACAACTTCACCACACTGTACTTTGAAATCACTTACATCAGTGATTTGATTTGATACTTGAGAACATCCTGATACTTTGTACCATTCTGTTACATTACTACCACTTCCTGCATTTAATGATCCTGAGATCTTATCAGATCTTTTAGATCCTTGTAGGTAAGTGTTTGCCCTACCTTGAGCAATGTAGAGGTATTTTGCATCCGAAGCATTTACTGCGGTTACAGTTGCATAATTTTGATCAAAGATCCCTACAGTACCTGCAGTTAAATCTTGAGTCGAACCAGAGCTAGGAACAGTAGTTTGCCCCACTGGCACCACGAATAACGTGGTTAATGAAAAATCAGACATATTTTATGATTTAAGGTTAATAATTATTATTCATTTGTTTGTATTCTAAACTGTGCACTTTGTACAGCTGCACTATTTTCTGTGTACATTGCAAGATTTTGAACTGTTAGATCTAGAAGTTCATCTTCTAAATATTCTTCAAGCTCACAATCTTGATTAGTAGATGGTGTACCGTCCATCATGATATAACCTGCTTTGTTAATATAGACAGGATATCTCATATACATTATGTAAATATCAGTAGGAGTAAATGTACCATCAGTATATATACTAATAGTGTTAGATGATATAGCGTTGAGAGTCTCTTGATACTCAAAGCTAGGTTTGTAATGGTCATTATTAAGTAATAAGGATAGGTCTCCGTGTTTACTTAGGTCTTGATTGATCCATATTTTACGATCCTTACATCTACCTTTATTTGCTAAAACATAACTGTCTACATAAAACATATATTTAGGTTTTAGTACAGTTAGGTCAGCATCCCATTGATGTAGTTCTTTATTTGTTTCTACTAACGATAATGGTTGATTTATAAAATCTATAACTAAATTTTGTAAATCTTCATACCTTTTTTTAAAGGAATCATAACCTAATCGATTAGCGACACTAAATCCATCAACTTTTTGTTTTATCAACTTAATCTGAGCCTCATTCAAAGCTAAGATTTTGTCTTCTAATTGAATCTGTTGATGCTCGTTAGTTGATAGTTTATTTAGTTTTTGGTCTATTTTGTACAATAAACTATCTACTGGTATCATATTTTATTATGTTTATAAAAACTAGCCTCTAAATAGAAGCTAGCTTTTTACCTTTTAACTTGCTTTCTAATAATAATAAATCTTCTTGATTATCTTCATCAGCTAAGAATTTAATTAAATCTTCTTCTTCTTTTGCTATTTCATATTCTCCTTCAAAAATTCTTCCATTTGGCTTAGCTCTATATATAGAATGTTGAATAGCTTGTTTAACTAAATCTTTTATATGGAGTAAATTATCTTGCATATCAGCAAATCTAGTAAATACTTCTACAGGATTCAATCCTCTAAAGCTTCCACTTTTCATTTCTGACTGCTTTAATACATTATCTACTTTATTATATACAACTTCTTCTTTTGTGTCATCTGTAACAGGAAGTCCTAAAAGTCTTGCAACTTTTTTCTTCTTCTCAGGAGACATGCTATCAAACTTAATAATAGCTTTATTGATTAGTTGTTTTTTCTTGTATACAATTGCATTCTCAATATCATCATTAACAACGTAAAATTGTGTATCTGCAGGAAATTCTCCTCTCTCCCAAGCTTGAAAAGAAGATGCAATAGTTGGATGTACTCTCAACCAAGCAAATGCTAATTCTTGCATTGTTAGATTTAGATCATAATAGTTATCACCGTCTAATAACTTGACAGGTTGAACATGTAAATCATCATTTGTTCCAGTAGATAATCCATAGTTCCAGAATTTTGCTCTTGGTCCTAAATCAATATCTCCTAACGATGCTTGTAATTTATCTCTAAGTTTTGTTACACGCTCAGTTTCCAACTCTCTTTCAGTTGAATCTTGAATCCTTTTAATATATCCAGCGTCAGGATCTAATCCTGTTCTATATTTACCATCTAGTTCTTTATAAGGATACTTAAAAACTCCTGTTCCAGGAATCCTTGTCATACCTTGCTGAGCAAGATTACTATCCATAGTTTGCAACTGCGAACTGTTAAATTGTCTCTTTATAGTAGAGATCTTTCCTAATTTACCCATAATGTAGTTATTAATTTTTGGTTTTATTTTTCTTGTTGAGTACTCTGATTAAACAGGTAGGATCTTAGTCCAGTACTCTAGTTGAGAAAGTAGTCCCCTCTGAGGAGGGACAGTGTGGGATGAGGGGACACTTCTCGGATATTATAATTTAGAACTGTGGAATTTCTTCTATTAGTACAGTTCTAGATAAGTCCTCAATGAATACATCACAACGATCTTTCATCCATAGTTCGTATCCTGGGAATTTATTAGCAGAGCTCATTCCTTGAGATTTTGCAAATCCTAAGTGATGACGAGTTCCATCAATATAACCCCAAGTCATAGAAGGTGCACCCTTCATACGTACTTCACGAATGTTATTGACCATTGATCCATCAGATGATGGAGATACATCAAATACCATAAATACAGGAGTAGACTTTTTGTTTTGTCCAAATTCTAAGTTAGTTTGTGGTAAATCTAACTCTCTTAAGTGAACAAGTTCTACACGTCCAGTCTCTCTTGTTACCATTGCATCAAATGCAAAGTTATAAGTAATGTTTTGTCCAGACCCTTGCATATATCTGTCTCCAGAATCTGCTGTAAAAGTTAATCCAGAGTTTAATGCATCATTTTTAAGAGCTTGTTGGAATACATCGAATCCAGCCTCATTAGTATACATTTTAACTCTACGATCTTTAACATCCACTCGTCTATAGAACAAGTCTCCAAATACTGAACGAATCAAGTTTGCAGAGAACTCACCTCTATTGTATTGTACTAAGTTTCCGTTGTTACGCATTCTGTGGTATACACCAGCAGAAGTTCTTTTTAATTCTTGTTTAGAACCATTAGTCTTAACTGTTCCAGGCTTAGCCCAGATCATTCTCTTAACTTTTAATTCTAACATAGACTTACGCATCCAGAACTCAATAAAAGGCTCCCATTTAACATCATTACGAGTTAAAGGAAGTTGATTACGTCTCTGTGGAGCATAGACTAAAATATCTAATGGCTTACCAGAAGCATCACGCATCATTTTATCATCAGCCCATTCTGTAATTTTGTGCTCATAACCATATGCAGAACCTAAAGATTCAAACATTGTGATTTGCTCACCTAATCTTGGAAGACCTAATAAGTCTTGATCAAATTCTCCAATAGCTGCATCAACTAATTCTAATTCAGTACCTACTGCTAAGAATGTAGTGTTTACGAAGTCTACCGTTGGGTTATCACTTACTAATGTAAATTTATAAATAAATCCAGCATTCCAAGGCTGTGGATCTTTGATTACGTAGAAACGTGGTCCGTACTGACGTGTTCCTACAGAAATAATTGCATTTTTAGAAAACTCGTTTGTATCTAAAATTAACTCAAATTCTTGTCCATCAATACCTACTTTTCCAGTACCATCAATGATAGCTTGTGTAGAACTTGGAACATCAAGAATTTTTGGGAATTTGTAAGGAACTGCAATGTTCCATTTCCACGCATCACTGTTTGTGTCAATGAAATAAGGAGTACTCTTATTAATCATGTCTAAGAAATCATTGCTATACAATGAAGATTGAGTATACAGACTAATGATTTTTTTATCATAGTCCGCAGGCTCTGAAGAGTGAAAAGACTCTAAGTGGTTTGAATCTGTAAGTTTACCTACAGCACGCTTGTCCATAGACGCTACTCGCGCATAAGTAAAACCAGTTAAACCTGGGATTGTTTGAATTGCCATTTTTATTCGTTTTTTGTTATTAATTACTATTTATATAAACCATGAATTAGGTTTAGATTTATTTCCTGATGACTTAGCAGTTTTGCTTTTAGTCACTTGTCTTGCTACTTGACCAAACAGTTGATTAGATTTTTTAGTAATCCCTGTTCTTTGTATTGTAGATAACGTAGGGTCTTTTTCTAATACCTTAAGTAAAAGGCCTAACTTAACTTTCATTTCATGGTTCTCAGGTCTTTTCAAATCTAAGATAGCACGATCAAAGTCAGTGAGATTTTCTCCAGCAGGAGTTTTCCACTTATCTACCAATAGGAAGTCTTGTAGTTCGTTTGCTAAGTTAGAATTTATTGGAATCCCATCAAACTCTTTTTCTTTTAGCTTATCAGTAAGGATTGTCTGTACGTTCTGAACATATTGGTTTTTGATTGCCATTTTTTGCTCTTGAACTTCTGACGCTTCCTGATCTAATTGTTGAAGCTTTGCAGCTTCTTTTTTGACTAGAACCTTATGGTGTCTAGCAGCTACGGATTCTAAATCACCGTAGTTTTGTAATCTTTCTATTTCTTTAACTATGTCTTCTTTTTCAAAACCTTGATCGGTAAGTGCTTGACTCATGATCTGCTTTTGATTATTCTCTTTAGATAAATCCATTTCAGTAAAAGCTACAACTTGATTGTATGCTCCAAAGTATTCTTTTGGATCTGCACCTTTTACAAATATAGACTCAAATGCATTTTGGTAATCTTCTCCAAATTGACCAATGAAGTTTTGAACTAATTCAGATGCACCTTTTTTCTTTTCAGCATTAAACCTTTCTAAGAATTCTTCAGGTGTATTAATTGACACTTCTTCATCTTCACTATTTTTTGTAAAGACTCCTAGTTCTAGTAGATCACTTGCAAGTGCAGAAAATTGATTACCTTCTTGAGGTTCATCATCTTGCTCATCATCATTAGATTGTTCGTCAATAGGCTTTTCTATAGGTTGAGGTTCTTCCTCACTCTCATCATCCTCAGAAGCACTTAAGAAGTCAGCGACTAGAGATTCTCCTGTTTGCTTTTCTTTATCTGTTTTACCATCTACACTTTTAGGTGGTATAATATCTTTTCCTTTTTTTACTTCATTGTTATTCTCTTCCTTTGGAGAATCAACTTCGTTAACTATAGGTTCAATATCATCAGGATTACCTGAAGCTGTTTCTGGGGCTAATAAATCATTAAGTAATTGAGCATCTCCTGCACCATTGTCAAGAGTATTTTCAATACCAAAATTGCCCATGTTATCTAAATTATCAGACATATGTAGTTATATTTTATTACTATTTGGTTTCTTTACGTAAAAATAGGAGAAGAGTATGTATTATCAAAACATTATTTGCATATTATTAGAACTTTTTTAAATAATATAGCATTAATATTTATACCTCTCCTAATTTAATTAATTAGTTTTTCTTATCTCTACCTTTTGCATTCATTTTAGCAACAGCTAGATCGTTTGCTTGATTGTCACGAGCTAGTTTAATCTTTTCTCTTTCAATCTGTAACTTTTGCTGAGCTAAACTATTCTTAGAGTTTATGTCTGCCATCTTAGCATCATAATCTTTTGTAGCTTTTGTTTGTTGCAACGCTAAGTTTTCTATCTCTAATGCATCTGGTGTTCCTGAATTATCTACATCAGCAGACGCTCCACCTTCTTTAGACATTGCATTTATCATTGCAATTTCTTTTTTATTGACACGATCTAGTTCATTTTGATAATTATCATTTGCTTGCTCTGCTGCAGCCAATTGTTGTGTTTGTTGCATTTGAGCTTGTGCAATTTGACCAGCTTGTTCTTGTTGTTGCTGCTGTAATTGTTGTTGTTGTTCTTGTTGTTGAACTTGTCTATCTCTAAGATCTTTGAAAGTCTTTTTCATTTCTCTCATTGATTTAGTACTGTACAATTCAATTACATCATATAATGTGCCACCGTTTTGTATAATAGCTTGAGATAATTGTCTAAGCTCATTAAACATTTGAGTGTCTTCTGGTCTATTAGTTAAGAATACTTTTAAATCTCTAAGCTTTAACTCTGTTCCATTTACTTGTACAAATGCAGACTCTCCTTCATTAGTTATATACGATAATGTAGATTGAGGCTTTGTGCTTTCTGTGTATAATGATGCATCGATGATACCTTGATATAATTGTCCTAATACATACTCGTGTGCAATAAATAAAGGCTCTGTCTGAGAGTAACTCTGTTGCATAGCAGTATTTGTACCTGTAGCTGTTTCTGATGCAGCTATTGATCCCATACGTTGTTTAGACATACCTATAAGTTCCCAACATTCCACCTTCATTTGCTGAGCTAATGTATAACGAGATTGTATTTCCTGTGTACGTGTAAGATCTAAAGATGTAAACTGATTAAATGAGCTTGGAGATTTTAAGTTCTCTGGGCTATCATCTATAAATACAACACCACGTTCTCTTGCTTCCATTTCCCATATATCTAATGCATCTTGAGCATCACCATCTTTAGGAACTGGTATATGTCTGAGTGACATTAATTGAACCTTACCAACTTCTTTTTCAAGAAGCTTATATAACTGGTTCATGCAGACGTTATAAATAACTTGGAAGGGTTTCATTAGATCTACTAGAGATCGTGCCTCTGTGTTCTTTACTTCATAAGTAGTACCTATAATTGGACAGTAGTCTAAAAGATTATAAGGTTTAACATGATAAATGTCTGGTCCAATTTTAATTCCTTGATACCATTGGTTAATCCATCCCCACTCTAAAGATAACTGTGTAGGCATATCTCCTGACTTGTAAGATTCATCTACAAGTGTTGATTGTTCATTACCTAATTCATCAGTGTATACTAGTTTACCTATTTTCTTTTTAGATATCCAATAGCTTCTTACAACAACATACTTATATCCAAATGAAGACACATTACTTGTAAGACCTAAGAAATCTTGTAATCCATCATTGTTTTCCTTCATTTCTGATTCGAGAATCATACGTGTTTGTAACACTAGTGGATCATACGTATCATAATTAATTGAGTCTATACCAGGAGTAACATCTGCATTACCTAGATTAGATTCTCTTACGTTTATAAGTCCATAGTCTTGCAATGAGCTTCTTAGATGATCTATTTCATCTTTTTGTAAATCTGGAAATGCTTCTATTATTTCTGAAATCTCCATAACTTCCACAGTACCAGCAGCATAGGCTCCTTGGTTTCTACCTGATGGATCAGAGATGTATTTTTTATCTGGTGTAGTTAAAAACCAAGTATTCTTTGGATTTGCTACTTCTACATTATATCCCACTTTTGAATTATCCTCATATATATGATAGAACTCTCTTGCTGAAATTAGTAAGTCTCTAAATGCATCTTCACTCTTCTCTTTTAAATTAAAGTCTGCCTTTTGACATGTAAGTGTGTGATTAGCCCATTTTTCAGCTACTGAAGTGTAAGAATCTAATTGATCTTGAACTTGTTCAAATGTTATCTTTTCAAGATCTTCTTGATTTAACTCTTGTCCAGATATAGCAGCTTTTGCAGCTACTTGCTCTTTAACTTGAGATATTACATAAGCTTGTAACGTATCTGTTTTAAACTGTAACTCCTGAGCTTGACTATCATCATCAAAAGCTTTAACTCTAAATGAATCTGGTCTTTTAGAAATCTCTCCTACTAATTCATTAATAGGTGTTGTCATTATTGAGTAGTGCTTTACATAAGAAGGAAGATCTAAATCTTCTTGTAACATGTCTGTAAAACTTTTTACGTCTGGTTGGTCTATCATGAAGTCTTCTCTTCTTAATATACCTTTCATCAGGTCATAATTCTTTACAAATGTTTCTCTGTTCTTTATATACTCAGCATATGATTTGTTTGAGAAGTAATCCATAGTATTCTTAACCCAACTATCATCTTGCTTTTGTTTTGCACTTTTAAACTGATCAGGAAAGATGTTCAGGTAAGCATACCTAATGTTTTCTTCTTTTGTATATCTTATAATTGCCATTATGAAAAAAGTTTGTTTTTCTTTCTATTAAAGAGCCCTCTTGACTCTGTAAATAGCTTGTTTTTTTTGTTCTTGTTAAACATAGATGTTAACCTAACATCTTCTTTGCTTCCTACTTTTCCTAGAATAGGGTCAAGCTTCATAGCTAGCGCAACGGCTAACTCAGCTGCAATAATTCTATCAAAGTTACCAGACTCATTGTACTGTATCATTTCTTCTAACAGTAATGGATCTAATATTTTAGCCATACCTTTTGTTTGAGATACAACTTCTCCATCATCATCAGTCTCAGAATGTATAATTTCTTCTGAGTATTTTTTAAGACACCCATGTAAAAAGTCTCTAATCTTTTCTGATGATCTGTGTATTCCATAATCCCTTCTTACAGTTGTAGTAGGAACTATTTCTTTTAGCCAACTAGGTTGTCTTTCTAAATATTGAGCATCTCCTTTACTAATCATATGATCTATAAAAGAGATTTCATCATTTTCACACAGCGCTCTTGCATTAAAGTACTTAATTAGATAACGAGCTTGGTTTTCCCATGTTTCTTTCTTCTCTGGTCTAGCACAATAGCTAGCTACAAACATATCTTGGTACTTATCACCAGATATAGCATGCATACGCTTATATATGTATACAGATCCTAATGATGAGCTATATGCTGATTTACCTTGTCTGTAAGGGTCAATACCTGCAACATATAGGCCATAAGGTGGATTTTCTACAGGAAACTCATATATAACTACAGGAGCATCTTTTAAATCCGTTGCTTTTAGTGGAAAGTTAGATATTGGCATTTTATCTGTAAACTCGTGCTTTACACCTTCACCATCATCATATAATATAACAGGCGTACCTGTTTTATCATTTTCTAATAATCTATTTTTTTGACGCTTAGCTGAACTAATGTCAAATATATTTGTATCCTCATTTAAAAAGATATCATCCACCTCTTGTGGATAATACATCTTTTCTTTTAAGTAAGCTAATCTATCTCCAGCCTTTTTTAATCTTTCTAAGTTATCGTTAGTAACCTTATCAGCCTTTTCCTTATTAGACACCATCATTGGTATCTTTTGCAAAGATGATTTTTTTGACTTGTTTAAAAACGCTCCAAGTGAACTATCTTCTTTAGCCTCCATTCTATATTCATGACCAATAAATAATCCATGAATACGCTTATCATCTTTTGAATTATTGTACGTAAGAAAATTAAAGTTTTCTACGTCAAACATTAAAGACTTTGCATCCATAAACTTCTTCATGTCTCCACCTGTCCCTGTCAATATGGGGCTACAACCCCAACCAAATGGTGTTGTAAATCCAGGTATGGCTGCTTGTAATCCTCTTAGAAAATTACCTTTACCTATCTCATCAATAATTAATCTTCTAGGCTTAGTACCTGCAATTGCTTCTTCGTTGTTACCATCATCTAAGTTACGTATAAGGATTTGTGAAAACGGTATTCTTTCACCACCTCTAGTTTTAATACCTAACGTTACTTGATTTTTCCAGTTGTCTTCTACTCTTTGCCATCTCCAAGCTTTAGGTAAGAAGTTTAAACCTTTGTCAATCTTATCTGTAATTAACTTAATATCAGGAGCATTTAGTCCTGCTATAATGTTTTGAGAGTTCTCATCAAAGGTTGCACCTTGAGCAATGTAACTTGCTTCTATAACAGACTTAGCAAAACGTCTAATTCCTAGTATTATTAGTCCTTTCTTTTCTTTATGTGCTCTATCTATTTCATTAGTTACTAACCATTCATTATCTCTAAGTAGTGGATTAGCATACTTCTGATTAATTCTACCATACTCATCTATGATATCAACTTCTGTATGCCAGGCATTTAAGTGCCAATATAGGAATGGATTTATGTATGTACCGTCCATCATGCACCCATTCATACACAAATCTTTATGGTAGTCAAAGAATGCTTTGTATTCATCAGACTCCTTATCAGGAATTCTCTTCTGATTAATCATCCAATCTTTGTAGTCTACACTTTTTATCTCCATTATTTTCTACTCTTGATAAACTCTTCAGCCATACTACCTAGTTCTTGGCCACCTCTAGTTTCTATCTTCTTCTTTGCTTCTTTTTCACGAAGTTTATCAACTTGTTCTAAGAGAGACAAGTAGTTTTTCATTGTATCTTGTACAAATTTTCCTTGAGATTCTATACTTGCAACAACCATTGGTATTTGACCACCGTTAGAAGTTTCTTTGTATTTTACTCTATCGTCAAGCTTATGTAAGGGGTTAGCATCAACGTACTCTTTCCAAGAGATTAACTGCTGCTCTGCCCAATCAAGCTCTGCATTAATGTATGTAGTTTTTTTTATCATCTTGTTCTTGATTCCATTCGTCTTCCCAATATATAAAGACGTAATTATTATTAGTAGAGTTCGTCATGGTCTTCTAAACTCAAGTCCATTCCATCTTTTAGTATTTTATCCATTTCCCAATCATCATTAGATAACTCTACTGCATCTAATTTAGCTTGATAGTTACGTAATAAAGAGTAAAACTTTTCATTACTCAATGACCATATGTCTTCTCCATCTAAAGCTGTATCTATGTGTTTTCCAAGATTAATCTTAGGATGATTTACAGTTAGTTGGTTAATAATCTTTACGATTTTTTGCATATATGTGTTGATTGGTTTTTTCATTAGTTACTTAAATTAAGTCATTTATATCTTCATCTGAAAGTGGATTTAGTTCTTCGTCAGGTGCTTCATAAGGTTGCTCTGTAAATAAGTATTCTGGATCATCTTCATCACTTTCTGTATGTCCCTCAGCATCAATATAATACTCAGGGCGAACAGTAACCTTTATAATATCATTTTCTTTACCTTCTTGAGGTTCTCCTTCTATGTCAATAAAATCTGCACCATCTTCAAACAGTTGGCTTAGTACTTGGATCAATGATGATACTGATACTTTATTAAGTCGTAGTTGTTTTTTCATATTCTTTATATTTACCTTCTTGCTCTGATGTTAGTACAGCTTGCCACTTGTTAATAGGACATGAGCACGATAAACATTTTGTTTTTGCAGATAATGTACATCCACAACTTACACAATGTGCATCTGGCCTTATTGTTTTGTGATTCTTAGAATGATTGTCACAACTATCACAGATTGTTATTCTTTCATTACTAACTTCTGCAATCTTATCTTTTAACTTCTCAGGAGGAAGAATTTTATTTCTCCATCCTTCGTATACTTCAGATAGTTTCATCTTCTTTTATTTTTGGTTTTAGTGAGTTCAAAGTTAAGTTTATAGAACTTAATTTACTTTTGATAAAGTTAGATCTTTTTAACGAGATATCATCATCTGTTAAGATCTTTTCGTAAGAATTTTTTACTTTTTCTAAATTCTTTACCTTAGTTTTAGCTTTTTTCTTGTTAAACAAAAACTTACCGTAACCAGATATCTCTATACTATTGTTATCCTTTAATGCATCGTGAGCACTATTGAACTGGTGAGTTATCACTTGATTGAGCACCACTTCTGACACTATCAGCTTTGTTGACATCCTCTTGATTAATCTCTCCTTTAAGGATAGTTTTTTTGGTTTCTTCATTATGAACTAATCTAATTACTAGGTTTAAATTTTTTTTGAAGTCTATAACAATAATAGGATTAACCTTTATCTTACCTAGATGCTTTACAAAGATTCCGATTTTTTTTAGCTTTGACACTATGTTGTTAATCGTAGCTGTAGTTGTATTGTACTTCTCACAAAACTGTGCTCTTGAGTTTGCATAGGATATAGTACCCTTTACTGCTGTAAATGCTATTAGTTCAATCTCCCTCTTTGTTAAGTTAAGGTTATTGATAGCAGATAGTATAGAATAATACTTTTGTGCTACTACATACTCATCTTCTAAACTCTTCTTTAGTTCTTGTATGACTATATTTCTTTTTTCCATGATTTAGTTATATATAATTACATATCATATAATCACAAATATACAATAAAAATCTATATACACAACATATGGTATATTTCAATGCTATATTATGTATACTTGTATGATTAAGTTATCCTTATTAGGAACATGTAAAAGAAGAAAATAATAATAATAACTAATAGCCCACCCACCCACCAAAGGTAAATCATTTTTACTATGCCAACCAAATTTTCTTAAAACTTTTTTTTAAAAACGCCCCACCCCACCGTGTGTGTAAGATAGGAGACCCCTACCAATTGAATACCCCAAACAAAAATTGACGATTGGGGGTAGCCCCCATTCTTCACAATAATCCATTAAAAAACAGAAACAAGATGGGATTACAATTTAAAGATTACCAGAGAGAAAACCTAAAAACATTAGGTACAGTAGCAAGCAACGCAGGTAAGGGCGGAGCAATTACATTAATTGACAAGAACTTCAAAGACCACACAAAGCGTGTTGCTCTTGTAGTTAAGCGTGCTGACGGAATGAGCGCAGTAGTTGCTTGTTCAAAAGCAGTTAGTCGTGGAATGCGTGACCAAGAAATCACCCTTTCACAAGTTCAAGGGTTTCCAATACTTGAAACATCTTGGGATGCAATCGATGAAAACACAGGGGAAACTAAAGTAGTGACAGGAAACTTTGTGTCATTACCTGGTGGAACTCAAGTGGAAGACTTTGCCATCACGGAAGATGAAGCACAAGAGTTTGTAGCACCAACAATTAAGTTGGACGAGTTGGTTGCTTTCTAAGCAACAACCCTCAAAAGGGGAGAGTGTAACAGCTCTCTCCTTTATATACAGGGTGGGATTATAGGGTTGGGCCTTTAAAAACCATAAAACGTAAGTGTTTTGTGTGTGTGATAACTTGTACGTGTTCACATACAGCACATTTCAACACTTTTTGACAGCTGTAACATTCACTGTTGCATACTAAATAAATATAGCATTAACATGCTACAAAGATACGTGTCTAAGTAATTCTAGACTAGTGTGACACACATGAAGTGAAATAGGTTAATTACCTATAGTGTCTAATCAACCAATGAGTATGTTGGTAGGTGTTGGTCTCACCTGATAATCAAATGACTTATTCCTAACTATGAGTATTCATAGGACAACCATGCCAGTTGAAGTTGGATAAAATAGACTGGCTTTTTTTTTAACTTTCTCTCTATGCTTATATTAAGTTAGGGAGCTCTAAATACTTAAATTATACTTGCACTGGGCAAAATAAGTGTTGATCAACTTAGACTTGCTGTTTAGTTAACATAGCCAAAAAACAGACTGTGGACCTACAAGGTAGGACATGTAAACCTTAAGTGGTTGGTGCAAGTATATATTTAATAACTTAACGCTGTAGAGCATTGTACTATTATATCATGTCAAATTTAAAAGATAAAGCTATTAGTTTAGCTACAAGAGCTATTAATAGTCCTAAACTATTAGAGCAATTAGATAATGAAATATATGAGACTTTCATGTTAAGTCTTATACCATTTAGTATAAATTTAGCTCAACAGCTTGATATACTAAGACCAGTAAGTAATCCTGAGACTAAAATATTGTTTTGGGAGGCTGCTGGTATTCTAACAAGTCAGAAAGATTATAGTTAATAAGTTAAAGCTGGAGAGCATCATACTCACTATATTATGATAAATAACTTATATAATGTGCATCACAAGGTAAAACTACAACTTGATGCTATCTGCCAAGAAGCAGGAGATATGAATGTAGAAGAGTTTATGCAAGTGTATAAATCTCTTGAAAAAGAGCTTTTTGAAAAGATTGCTCTTCAACCAAAAAATCCAAACAGAGGTAAAATACCTCTAACAGGCATTGACCGTAACTTCCAAGAAGATATGATTAATGATATGGATATGGGTAAAGATTACTAGATAAAGTCTAAAAGCAGAGATAACCTCACTTGTAAAACAAGGGTAGATACCATAACAATTGGTTGAGTGAGTAAAGAATCAGGGGAATAAGGTTATGCGTTAAAACCTGAATGATTGCTATAGACTAAAGAATAAATAAGTTAAACCATTAATAAATACAAAATGAGAAAAATTAAGTTAACACCCACGGAGTTTTACAAATTTAGAAAAGCAGCATTCCTATTTGGAGTGCTATTTATGTGCAACATTGCTAATACTATGTATACAGTAGAAGCAGAAGATGAAGCGCTAGAACAAATAGGCTATTAACATGGCTAATGGAACCACACATGAGATTGAGTATGACAATGTTGTACTCAATGTCACTGGTTTTTATGCACCAGAGGAGAAAGAAATAACATATGATGCAGATATGGCTGGTTATCCAGGAGCACCTGCAGAGTTTGAATCACACATTATATCATGTGGAGGCCAAGATATCATTGGCATTCTACATTATGATACAATAGCAGAGATAGAAACATTAATCTTAAATAAATACTACGAGCATGATTAAAGAACATATAGTACTTGAAACAGGTTTGCATTGTCTAATTGATGACAAAGGGCGTGTAGAAGTTTACACAGAGGAAGAGTATAACACAATATCAATTCTGAATCCATGGTGGAAGAGAATGAAATCTAAATACTTTAGCTATGAGTAAGAAAAAGGAGAAGTGGGAATACCAAGGACGCTCAAAAGAGCAGTACCAGCGTAACATGAAAGGATGTTTACCAGTAATCATTTTTTTAATGGCTCTTTTGTGGGTTATGATAATTTGTAATCTCTTAGGGTCATGACAATTAGAGAAGCACATGTAGCATTGATTATTAAGGCCATGAACAAGTGTTGTGGACATAGAGCTCATGCAGCTGAAAGGCTAGGCATAACAGAGAGAACTCTGTATAGATACATAAAAGACTTTAACATTACAAAGGTTGAGGGATTGTATGAGGCAAGTGTTAATAAACAAGAGATTAAACAAAGAAGAAAGAGGATTACTAAATTATCATGATAAAAATACAGAAAACAAAGACGCTTGTAACTAAAGACAATAACAATAGTGCTAATTGCATTGCTCCAAACCTCATCTATGGTTGCTTTGGTGGTTGTGTTAACACTTATTGTTATATGTCACGTTACAATGGGACCAGAGTGTTTGTCAACACTAATGTTGATGAGATATTTGAATCAGTTGTTGAATGGGAGAAGACTTACAACAAAGTGCCTGACCAACAGGATCCAATCTACACTATGGTAGATGTTGCATGCAATACAGACTTAGTACTTATGCAGAAACATGTAAAGAAAACAGGAGTTTCTTTACACGATTACTTGCTTATGTATGATAAACACGAAAATCTTAACACAACAATGGCTACAAAGTACCCAGGACTACTAACGTTAGACGTTAGGCATTTCAACAAGCCTCCAAGAGTTCGTGTAAGTCTTATGCCACAAGCATACTCTGATGTACTTGAGCCTAAGATGCAAAAGATAGAGTCTAGAATACAAGATATCAACCGTCTTAAAGATTTAGGATGGGAAGTGCACATAAACTATTCACCTGTTGTGTTTAACAGACGTTGGATACAACATTATGATGAGATGTTTGCACAGGTAGTAAAGTATGCAGGTAGAGATAATAAATGTGAGGTGATAGTACTCACCAATCATAGGAACCAAATGGCTAAAGCTTCACCAGAAGCACAAGACATGATGAAACACAGTTGTGAGATCAAGAATAACAGTGGTGTTATGAGATATCCAATACGTGATAAGACTAAACTGCTAACATTTTGGAAGCAGTTGTACAATCAGTATTTTGAATTAGAAACAATTAGATATATATTTTAAAAATGGAAAGAATAAGAAGAGTAAAAGGTTATGAGTTTGAATTTGTAGATCAAGCACCAGATGATAGATTCTATCAATGTCGTGGTGATGTTTATTATGATGATGAACATGATGAGATCCCTGAACCAGGACTATGGGAAGCAGCTCTAGAATTAGAACAACAACTAAAAGATGATGGTTATGTTGCAGATGCAAACCACTCTGAGAAAGGTTGGGTAGAAGTAACAATACTATAAATAAATAAAAATGGAAGGACAAAAAGGATTACCAGAAGAAATGGCTAGCAACAAGCAGCCACACGTTATGTGCCCAGAATGCTTCAAAGGAAGTGTTAAGTTTAACTTTATTACTAATGAAGGATCTTGTGACCATTGTGGTACACAATTTACCAAACGTGGTAATAGTATAAGATTTGTCTAATGTTTGTGGCTGTAGAATTACACTTTCGTCACTATGATCCAGAAGAGTTAAGAGCAGGTATGTTGTTCATGAATCATTTGTATCCTGGTAATGAAGGAAGAGAGCACATAGAGATATTTGAGCTTACTCAAGAATCAATACACGAACAAGTCACACCAGAACTAATGTTTATGGAGAACGGATTTCCTGTTTATCCATATTTATTAGATTTAGAGGGTGCTGTTGTAGCAACGCCTGAAGAGATAGGTTTGTTTGATCCAGGTGATATATCAGATAACCTCATAGACTTTGGTGTCAAAGAGATGAACTTCATCATGCAAGAGTTTGATGGACTACTTGAAGTATTTGTTGATGAGGATAAATATGAAGAAGGAATAACTTTACCTGTACTAGATGATGGTCAGGTTATAATGAAGTTTTTAGATGATAACGAACAAGTTTTAAATTGGCAAGACATTAATTAATATGGAAGAAGAACTAAGTAATTGCTGTGGCGCATACAGATGGTATGACACAGATAGATGCTCTGATTGTAAGGAACATGCAGAGTTTAACGAAGAAAACGAAGAATAAATATGGGAGTAGATATTTATGGCAAAGCGCCAAAGTTAATAGGCAAGAAGCCTGAGCTTGATTACAGTGATGATAACATTACTGAAGATCAAAAGAAAGAGTACTGGGATGCACTAGAGAAGTGGGAAGATAAAAATCCTGGTTATTACTTTAGAAGTAATTGGTGGTCTTGGAGACCAATAGTCATGTTATGTAAACATGCAGCAGAACAACATGATCTCAACTTTGATTTTAATTCATGGATGGGTAATGATGGACTGGGGTTAGATAACTGGCAAGAGTGTAATGCTATGGCAGATGCACTAGAAAAAGTTGTTGATCAAGAAGATAATTTAATAGATCCTGAAGATAAAATTTATTGTAACATGAATTCTTGGAGTCAAACAGGAACTAACGGTTTACTTGATGATGAATTAACAGATAAACTTAACGATGATTTTCCTTATGGTACAATTATGTTTACTAGTGTTGTTGGTGCTGATGGGAATGTCTATCATCCTTCACACGGTACACCATTGTGGTTAATTAGAGAGTTTATTAAGTTTCTTAGAAATTGTGGTGGGTTTTCGATTTGGTAATCTCATTAAATTGATTACTTTTGTAGGCTCACTAATAGCTTTATGAAATTTATAACCTTTTTGATTAGATGGGTAGCAGGTAACTTGTCTATACCTTTCTGGGTAGTTGGACATGTGCATTTGTCTATACATAACTTTCATGACCTATACGAAATACTCAGTAGTGTAGGCATGAATGTTATTGTGGCAATTGGTTTTTATTTAGAGTGGAAAGATTTAAAAAAGACAGAAAATGAGTGATGTAATTATTTATGACATAGAAACTATGCAGGAATGCTTTATAGTTGTATGTATGAAGCCTGAGGACACACCTAAGAGCTTTACAGTTAGTAAGTGGCAGAATCAGCTGGATGCATTTGTTAAGTACACTGAAGACAATAAGAACTTATATTGGGTAGGTTATAATAATCTACGCTTTGATAGTCAAGTTGTTGAGTGGATACTTAGAAACTATGAGCAGTGGCATGATTGTACAGGACTAGAGATATGTGCTAAGATTGCACAGAAGGCTCAGGATGTTATACATGATGCTAACTATGATGTGTTTGCAGAGTATAGAGAGCACGAGCTTTCTCTAAAGCAAATGGACCTATTTAAGATACACCACTATGATAATAAGAACAGACGTGTTAGCCTGAAGAGGTTAGAGTTTGAAATGGATCTTGAGAACATAGAGGAGATGCCTATACATCACACTAAGACAAACATGACTAAGGATGAAGTATTCTTGTCATTGCAGTATTGTTTTAATGATGTTGATGCAACCTATGAGTTCTACAAGATTACAATAGGAGAGACAGAGCACCCTTTATATAAGGGTAACAACCAAGTGCAGCTTCGTAGAGATATAGAAGAAGAGTTTGGTATAAGCTGTCTTAATTACTCTGATAGTAAGATTGGTGACGAGATCATCAAGAAGTATTACTGTCAAGAAAAGGGTATAGATATACGTGAGCTTCCACGTAAGGGATATTTTAGAAAGAGTATCAATATGAAGAACTGTATTGCTCATTATGTTAAGTTTGAGACCAAGCAGCTACAGGACCTGTTAAGCAGTGTCAAGAAGCGTAAGCTAGGCCTTATGGATAACTTTAAAGAGCATGTACATTTCTATGATAATGTGTATTCTTTTATGAAAGGTGGTCTTCATACAGAAAACAAACCAGAGGTGTTTGAAGAAGATGAAGATCATGAGATTATAGATTGGGATGTAGCTAGCTACTATCCTGCTATAATAATTAACAATGAGAAATATCCTGCTCACCTGGGTAAAGAGTTCTTGAATGGATACAAACGTATGTTTGAGAAACGACTAGAGCTTAAACCACAAGCTAAGGGTGACAGGAGGATTAAGGGAATTGTAGGAGCGCTTAAGCTTGCAGTCAATTCTGTGTATGGTAAATCATCTGACATGAACTCATGGATATATGATAGGCAGTTAACTATGTTCACCACTATAACTGGTGAGTTTAGCTTAATGATGCTTATTGAGAAGTATGAGCTCAATGATATCAAGATTATCTCTGCCAACACAGACGGTGTAACAGTTAAAGTGAGAAAAGACTTGATTCCCAAGATGCATGAGATCAATGACTGGTGGTGTAAGACCACACAGTATGTACTAGAACGTACAGACTATACAAAGATCTTGTTTTCCACTGTTAATGACTACCTAGCCATCATGCCTGATGGTTATGTCAAGAAAAAGGGGGACTTTCTTACAGACTTTGAGCTTCATAAGAACAAGTCAGGTAGGATAGTTCCCATTGCTCTTGAGCAGTACTATGTGCACGGTACTCCTGTTAAAGATACCATTATGAATCATAAGAATTTGTATGATTTCTGTATCAGGAAGAAAGCATCTAGAGATTTCCACTACGAGGGAATCAATAAAGTAACTAATGTTAAAACGAAGTATAACAAATTGATTAGATATTATGTGGCTAAGGTTGGTGAGAAAGTTTACAAGGTAAAGAACCATGACTCTGATAGTAAAGCTGCTAAGAGAAGTCAGGTGGAAGCTGGTGAGTGGGTGTGTCATGTTTGCAATTATCTGGAGAAAGATTCTCCAATAGATAATATAAACTATAAATACTACATAGACCAAGCGGAGAGCATGATTGTAAAAATTCTTACAAAAGGCAAGCGTAAGAAGAACACTGTAGTTCCTAATCAACTAAATCTATTTTAAGCTTGTGAAGAAAAAAGCAAAAATTAACAGAAGTAATATCATGAGACATCTTATTGAGTATCAATTAGATATGGTTGGCAAACGATTAGTTGATACTCTCGATGATGACAAGTGGTATTTTAATTGGACTATGACAACTGAACAGTCTAATGAATTTAATAAATACGCAGTTAAAACTATGAAGAAAGTTTTCAAGTTTAATACGAGTAAAGCAAAAGAGAATACAAGTTGGTTTAACAATCAGTTTGGATTAAGAATCAAAGATTAATATTAATAATTAAAAACCAGAAAAATGGAGTTAAATTTAAGTACATCAGCCTATGTGTGGGCAACAGTTATGATCGTGGGTATCTTATTCACAATTTATCAATTATTTAAAGCAGAACCAGATCCTTATGAAGAGCCAAAGAGAGCTCGTAACAAGAAAGGTGAGTATATAGGTGATGATAAGAGCACACCTAAAGTTAATGAAGCCTGGGAAGGTGGTAAGAAACCTAAAAGAGGCAGAGGTAGACCAAAAGGTTCTAAGAACAAGCCAAAAGCTAAGAAGAATGTCTAAGTTAATCAACGAAGACTGGGAACATGCAGCTGCTAATGATGAAATGTATGCTGCAGAACGCCAATATATAGCAGAACTAGAATGGCAAGAGTGGGAATACTTGCAAAGTCAGAAAGACAAAAAACCTGCAATAATAATAGTAAATAAACCGAAGGCCAATGAAAATGCATATAAGCCCTCAGATGTTTCAAGAGATCATCAAGAGAAGTTATAACCTTGATATAATTTATTTACTAAAGATGATAGATGAGCAGTATGACATACAACCTTTATATAAGGATAGTATGAAGATTGCTGCTCTTTATCAATCTTTACTTAGAAAAGGTCTCATAACTAAAGATGAAGAGAAACTTACTACAGCAGGTAAAGACTTATTAAAGTTTATTGGAAGTACTGATAATAAAAAAATAATTAAACGAAAACCTGTAACAACTGATTTTGAAGAATGGTGGAAAAACTATCCAACTACAGATACCTGGTCACTAGATGCTCATAAGTTTAAAGGTACTAGAGCTTTACGTAGAGGTAAGGAGGAATGTAGAAGGAAGTTTAAATCAATCATTGAAGAAGGAGATTATACAGCACAGCAGCTCATAGGAGCTCTCAAGTATGAAGTGGATGTAAAAGTTCAACGTTCAATCAAAGAGAGAAAAAACATAATGAGTTTCATGCAAGGCAGTATAACTTACTTGAATCAAAGAACCTTTGAAGCTTTTATAGAGCTCATGGATCAACAGAAAGATAATCCACCTGAACCAACATCAGGACCAACAGACATATAATTTATGGAAAATACAGCAACAGAATTTAACGAGTGGATGAAAAAAATCAGAAGCGATTATTATTCAGATGATGAAAGGATGAATAATGCTTTTAATAAATTAAAACAATTAGCAAACAATAAAAACTGGACAGATGAAAATAATACTTAGTATAATATTATGGATAGTAGTAGCAAGGATATTTATGTGGATAGGTGGATACATCTGGCCAGAAGATAAAGATGACTTTGATAACAATTTAAGATACTAATGAGTTTTCAGTTACTAAAAGAAGAGGTCCAGAAGGGCCTTGATGGAAGAAATGGTGGTATACCTATGGGCTTTGACAGGCTCAATAGGTATGTTGGCATTAGAAAGTCAATGTACTATTTGATTGGTGGGTTGACTGGTTCAGGTAAGACTAGCTTCATTGATGATGCGTTTGTACTTAACCCTGTAGACTGGGCTATGTCTGAAGAAGGACAGAAGTCTGGTATAAAGGTGAAGGTATGGTATAGATCTATGGAGCGTAGTAGAACTTACAAGCTTGCAAAATGGACATCTCGTAAGATATTTCTAGACCAGGGTATAATTATACCTGTAAATAAATTGCTTGGTTGGACAGAGAAGATGACTAAGGATGAGCATGATTTGTTTCTTATGTATGAAGACTATATGACAAAGCTTGAGGATGTAGTTACAATCATTGACGGTCCTGAGAATCCTGTAGGTATTGCTAAAGAGCTAAAAGCTTATGCACTAGAACGTGGTGAGATAATACAGCAGGACAAGTACAACAAGGTATATATACCTAATGATCCTAGTGAGATAACTATTGTAGTGTTAGATCATATTGGTTTATTAAAGACTACCAGAGATCAACCAACAAAGAAAGCAGCTATTGACAAGATGAGTGATGAGTTACGTTATGCACGTGACTTCTATGGTCACTCACCAGTAGTAGTTAGTCAGTTCAATCGATCTATATCTAATCCTATCAGGATAAAGAATGGTGATGTTGAACCACAACTGGAAGACTTTGCTGATAGTTCTACTACTCAGAACGATGCTGATGTAGTTATGGCTTTGTTTGACCCTATGCGTTATAATGTAGCAGATCCATCAGGGTATGACACTAACAAACTTAGAGATGAGTTTGGTGGCAAGTATTTTAGGAGCCTCAGACTTATAAAAAATAGTTATGGTGAAGATGATATCAGGATTGGTCTTGCATTCCTTGGCCAGATAGGTATGTTCAAAGAATTACCTAAGCGTAGAAATATAACAGAGGCAGATTATGCTTCAGTAGTTAATAAATCATTCTTTATATCATGACAGAACCAATAGAATTATTACACGCAAGGCTTACTGAGATTAGAGAGGCTAAAGATAGAGCTATAAAATATAGTTTACCTTTAAAAGAGAGATCAAAAATAACTGAGCTTTATAACAGGTACTATGTATGTATAGAAGAACTAAAAAAATATAAAAGAACGGTATGACACTAAGAGACAAAAGACAAGCAGAGTTTGCAGACACTTGGCTTAACCATGGTAAGTTTGGGATCCTAAACTTATGCCCTAGGTTTGGTAAGATTAGAACGACCATCAACATCCTTAACCAGATGAATGACAATTGTACTATGTTAGTTGCATATCCTGATAACAAGATTAAACAATCTTGGATAGAGGAATTTGAAGAGATGGGCTACATTAATGATAACATAACTTACACTACTCACAGGTCCTTACATAAGCAGGCAGGTACAGAGTTTGACATTGTTATTATTGATGAGATACATTTGCTATCAGAGGCCCAGATAGGTGTCTGTGTAGATTTATTTTCTGTCAATGATAACATACTTGGCCTTACAGGCACTTTATCTAAATGGACCACCAGAACCTTAAGAGATGAACTTGGTATATCAGTAATTGCACACTATCCTATAGAAAAAGCTATTGAAGAAGGTGTTATAGCTGACTACCAGATAAATGTAATTAAGGTGCCTCTAGATAACATAACTCGTAATGAGTATGGTAAGGGTAAGATTAAAAAAACAGAACTTCAACAGTTTAAATACCTCAGCGGTGTTATAAACAAGATGATGTACTCTGGTGGGAACAGTATGTTTATGCGCTTAGCACGTATGAGACTAATTCAAAATAGTTTAGCTAAGCAACAAAAGACTAAGCAAATATTGAGTGATAACATGGAACAAAGAATACTAGTGTTCTGTGGTGTTACATCAATTGCAGATAGTCTTGGTATTCCTTCTTATCATAGCAAATCTAAAGACAAAGATGCTCTTAAGAATTTTGCAGAAGGAGAGGGTACACACATGGCAGTTGTAAAGATTGGTAATACAGGAGTTACATACAAGCCATTAAATAAGGTAATCATTAATTACTTCGATAGTAATGGTGAGAATCTAGCTCAGAAGATTAACAGATGTATGGCTATGGAATATGACACTCCAGATAAAAAAGCACAGATATATATTATATCATCTGATGAGAAAGTAGAAGGCAAATGGCTTGATAAGGCCCTTGAATTCTTTGATAAAACTAAGATTAAATACGTATAAAAGTCGTATATTTGTAAACCTAATATTAATAAATAAATAAATAAAATGAGTTCAAAATTAATTGGAGTTGTTGGCGAAACAGGGACAGGTAAGTCAACAGCAGTAAAGCACTTAAACCCTGAAGAAACTTACATTATTAACGTTGCAAAGAAAGAGTTACCCTTTAAAGGTTCTCAGAAACTTTACAACACAGAAAACAAAAATTACAAAGAAGTAGATGATCCAACTGACATTACAAGGTTGCTTAGAACTATCTCGGAGAAAGCCCCACACATCAAAACTATTGTCATAGAAGACAGTAATTACTTAATGGGTTTCAGAATGGTAGAGAAAGCTATGGAGACTGGATTTACAAAGTTTAGTGTAATGGCTAAAGACATGGTTGACATGTTTAGAACAGCTAGAGCACTACGTGATGACCTAGTTATCTTTTATTTCTCTCACCCTGAAACTATAGAAGACAGTGGAGAGATAGTAGGATACAAAATTAAAACAGCTGGTAAGCTTATTGACAATCAAGTGTTGTTAGAAGGATTATTAACTGTATGTTTGTATACTCATGTAGAAGAAACTAAGAGTGGAGCTACTTATGAATTTCTAACAAATAGATTTCGTAAGAAGCCTGCAAAGAGTCCAGATGGTATGTTTGAATCAACAAGAATACCAAACAACTTACAGATGGTAAGAGATAGTATAGTAGAGTATTATAATTAATAAATAAATAAAAATTAAAACTTATGAGTACAATTGGAGGAGTAAAAAGAGAATCCGCAAGCAATAGTGAAAACACTAATTTTCCTAAGAAAGTTGGTTTATTTGAAGCAAACATTGTAACTATTAATCCTACAATAGAGGAATATAGTACAGTGCTAGGAATGGATTTAAAACCAGACAGTAAAGCAACAGACTATCTTGGAACAACAAAAGATGGTAATACATACCTACGTGTAGACGTGTGGTTAAAACAAGTTAAAACTGAGAATCTTTTCAAAGTTAGCTTCTTTCTAGAAGATAGAGAGCGTGAGAACAGAGATCAAACTAAGAAACAATATATCAACAGTGTAGGTATGTGTGCTTGGGCTGCTGATGAAGCTGATCTATGGGACTGGTTTACTAAAGAGCGTGACTATCGTGTAGCGTACATTGGTGAGGAAGAATTATATGATTTCATGAGAACATGGTTATCTAAACTAGATTATCGTCATGCAGACACAGTACTACAGTTAGACTGGAAGAAACTTATGCGTGGTAACATTGGTGATCTTAAAGGTGAGGTAGATGGTGAATGGTGTAACACTGTTGTATCATTAGCAACTGTTGTTGTTAAAGAACGTGATGGTGAAACTAAAGAGTACCAAGGTATCTACAACAAAGGATTCCTAGGTGGTTATACTATGAAACAGTTTAGACTAGTAGACTATACAGACAAGAGAACATTAGATAGTTTGAGATCTAGAAAACCTCGTGACCTTAAACCACATGAACGTTTTGCAGTTCGTGTAAGTGGTGAGTACGGTTGTAAAGACTATTATATTCTTAAAGAAATAGAGGAATATAATCCTGGTGATAACCTTGTGGCCTCTGATAGTTATATATCAGATGATGGGTCAGACTACTAAAGAAATAAATAAATTTAAACAAAGCCCTCTTCAGAAATGTTGGGGGCTTTTTAATTTCAAGAAGAATGATTAAAGGAACAAAAAGAGTAATTCTAACAAAAGAGCTTATTCTTTCTAAAATATCTTCTTACGATATCTTTAAGTTTTATATGCCTGATAAGGACTGGCAAATAAATGTGGTAAGTCTTTCTCCTTTTAGGAATGAGAAAAACCCATCATTTATTATAGGTCCTAAAGGAGAAGGTGGAGCCTTACTATTTATTGATTTTGCTGACACTAGTCTCAAGGGTGATGCGTTTACATTTGTGCAAAAGATTCACAATGTACCAACTTTTCATCAAACCCTAGTAAAGATTGATAAAGACTTTGACTTAGGTTTCTCTACAGGTACTACAACAAAAAGATATGAAAAGATAATTAAGAGTTACAGTAAACCAACTATAGTGGCTAAAGACTATTCTTTTATACAAGTAAAGACTAGAAAGTTTACAACACGAGAATTGAGTTACTGGAATGATTATTATCAAGATATAGAAGATCTTAAAAACAATAATGTGTTTTCTATAAGTGAAGTGTATTTAAACAAAAAGCGAATTATTATAAAAAACGATGAGCTTAGATTTGGTTATCTATACAATGGACACTGGAAAATATATAGACCTCTGTCAGATAGACGGTGGAAATGGATGCCTAACAATGTGCCAATTACAGCAATGGATGGTTTGGATGATATTAAAGATTGCCATACAGCTTTTATTACAAAAAGCAAGAAAGATTACATGGTAATGAAAAAGATATTTCCAACTGTATGTGCTGTACAAAATGAGGGTGCAGGGTGTTTCTCTGATGAGAATGTGGAATATATTAAAGCAAACTCTGAGAAGCAGATATTATCTTTTGATTCAGATGAAGTAGGTGTAAAGAACAGTACTAATATAACTAACAAGTTTGGTTTTGAGTACTGTAATGTACCTAAGAAGTATCTAAAAGATGGTATAAATGATTGGGCAGACCTAGCAAAGGTTCATGGCCTTAAAGTAATAGAAGAATATCTAATAAATAAACAAATTTTAAAATAATGAAAGCAAGAACTAAAAACAGCAGTACAGCAAGAGACATAATGTTAACAGCACCAGTGCCAAAACAGACAAAAACTTACAAACCTGTAAGTCATCAACAGTTAATAGATTTAACTCTTGAGAGCATATACCAATCAGGTTATACGCTAGAGAGTCAAAGTTACTCTACTGCAAAGGATGGAGAAATAGCAAATGGCCGTTACACAATATCCAACGTTGCTGATTCTGAAATGAAATTACAAATTGGATGGCAGAACAGTTATGATAGGAGTTTAGCACTTAAGTTTGCACTTGGTACAACTATTATTATTTGTTCTAATGGTATGGTGAAAGGTGATCACGGTGCATTTAGAAAGAAGCATCAAGGAGATATACAGACATTTACACCCTCAGCTATATCAGAATATATAAAAGGTGGTGGAGATACATTCAGAAACTTACAGTTAGATCGTGATAAGTTAAAAACATATGAAGCTACAGAACAAACTCAAGCAGAGTTGTTAGGTAGATTGTTTGTTCAAGAAAGTATAGTTAGTGCTACACAACTATCTACAATTAAAAGAGAGCTTAGAAAGCCAACTCATGATTATGGGGCTCAAGGAAGTATGTGGGAACTTTACAATCATGTTACATTTGCAATGAAAGATGCTCATCCACAAAGATGGATGCAAGATCATGTAAACATTCATGATTTCTTTCTAGGAATAGAAGGTACACCCATTAAAGATGAACCTTTAGCTATGCATGAGATTTTAGGATATACAGATAACCAATTAGAAATGTTTTAATTATGAAAGTCAAGAAATATATAAATACTCTAATAGAGATCGTAAAAAGAAACCCAGAGATAGAAGACTATGAAGTGATATACTCTTCAGACTCTGAGGGAAATACTTATCAAAAGGTGTATTACTCACCTACTATTGTAGTAGCAGATGGGTTTGATAATGCTTATTTAGAAGTTAAACCAATTTTGACAGTAGATGATGAAGCTAATGCCCTTTGTATTAACTAATGAGTAGGGTATTAATAACAGGAGGAGCAGGTTTTATTGGAAGTCATTTATGTGAACAACTACAGAAGCTAGGGGAAGAGATAGTAATCCTTGATAACTTTAGCACTGGGAAGCTTAAGAACTTATTTCCATTAAAACCTCAACCTTTAGTGATAATCTACGAGGTAGGTAACACTATGTGGGGACATTTACCTGATATGCAGTTTGATACACTTATTCATTTAGCAGCGCCTGTGTCTGTAGAAGAAAGTTTAAATAATAAACAGAAGTACCATGATCAAATTGTTGATGGTTCAGCTCTTTTATTTGAATGGGCTATTAAACAGTGTGGTTGTAAAAAGATAGTTGTAGCTTCTACAGCTGCTGTGTATGGTAATTCAAGAAGCTTTCCTCTATCAGAAAATAGTGATTTAGACCCATTGAACCCATATGCAACATCTAAGTATATGATGGAAGCACTCTGTAAAGCAGTACCAGATCATGTTTCTGTAGCAGTATTAAGATTCTTTAATGTTTTTGGAGAGAGACAGCTCAATGAAGGTGGATACCTATCAGCTGTACCTATCTTTCTGAATCAATTTAAGAATAATCTTGAGCTAACAGTAACAGGAGATGGTCAACAGACTAGAGACTTTGTATATGTTAAAGATGTAGTTGATGCTATAATAGCTGCAATAGGAACTAAAGGAACTTGGAACGTTGGTTCTGGTCAGGAAGTAAAGATCATAGATATTGCTAAAGCATTTAGTAATAATATAAAATTTATACCTGCTAGAAAAGAAGCTAAGAGATCTTTAAGCAACATAAGTAAAATAAAGAAAGACTTGGGTTGGACACCACAAGTAAGTTTAATCAATTGGATAAAATCAATAAAATGAAAATAGAAGTATCAAACGGTGAGATAGTAGACAAATTGTCGATTTTAGATATCAAACTTTTAAAAATAGATAATGAAGATAAACTTGTTAATGTTAAAAATGAACATGAAACACTTTATCCTTATATTTTAGTGTTGTTAGATCTTCATCAATCACCACTTCAACAACTCTATGATGAACTTGTCAAAGTAAATTCCTTATTATGGGATATAGAAGATGACATTCGTGATTGTGAAAGAGATAAAGACTTTAGTCAAAAGTTTATAGACTTAGCAAGATCTGTTTATGTTACTAATGACAAACGAGCTCTAATTAAAAAGCAAATTAATCAATTAACTAATTCTAATTTAACTGAAGAGAAATCTTATAAAAACTATTAATATGAAATGGGATAATTTTAAAGCTCACTTTCATCCATCGTGGCATGGAAAGATGAAAACTTTTATAGAAAGCAATGAGTGCGATGATATATATGCATTCTTAAAGAAAGAGAGTAAAAGGGGCAAACAGATTGCTCCTTTGTCATCTCAAGTCTATAGATGTTTTAAAGAAACACCACTAGATGAAGTGAAAGCAGTAATTGTAGGGATGTGTCCATACCACACGTTTAAGAATGGGTTACCTGTAGCAGATGGTCTGCTTATGGGTTGCTCTGTGACAGGGTATATACAACCATCTCTAGACAATTTTTATAAGGCACTAGAAACTGAGTTTCACAGAGGCCTTAATTTAGTTTACGACCCATCACCTGATGTAGCTTATTTAGCAAAACAGGGGATACTCATGCTAAACGTAGCACTGACCACAGAAAAGAACAAAGCTGGTAGTCACATACAGACTTGGGAACCTTTTACAAAATATTTGTTTGAAGAAGTTCTTAATCCTCTAGGTGTGCCATATGTATTTCTTGGTAAAGATGCAAGTAGGTATAAGAGATATGCAGGAATATTTTCACACGTCTTTACAGTAAGCCACCCAGCTAGCGCTTCTTACAAAGGAGTAGACTGGGATAGTGAAGGAGTGTTTACAAAAGCAGATACATTAATTTATGAAAACAACGGATATAGCATCAATTGGCTAAAAGATTGTGAAGATCCATTTTAAAAAAACAAGAAAATGAACGGAATATTAACAGAAGATACTGGTAAATTACAACCAGGAGACGAAATCATTACTAACCAAGGCTCAGAGATGAGATGTTATATAGTGGAAGAAGTTCCAAGAGTTAGTAAGTTAAAAACATGGCACAATGGTAAAACACGATACATAGCTGTAAAGTGTAGAGCTGCTATAACTATGAAGACAACTACAGGTATTAATCATTACACTAAGCAACCTTGGAGTAACACTTATAAAACTTATGAGTTTAGAATACCTAATGAAAATGATCCAATAGTAAAAGTGGATTTAAACTGGAAACAAGTATATATAACTAATAGATTTAATTATGATGAATAATAATGTAAACAGAGCCATTGAAATGGAAGATCTCCAAGTAGGAGATGAAGTAATTGTACGAGGTATAGACCTCAACTACATGCAAATTGTAAGACCACCAAAACAGAAACAATACAAAGATTTTCAAGGAGCACCCTATATGGCATTTACATCAGCTGTATGTAATAGAATCAACAGCAAATTTGGACAAAGGTTTGCAGATAATAAACAAAACGTAAGATTTGATTTTTGTTATAAATCAATCTGGTTAGTAAAACGAGGAGATAATAATTAATAAATAAATAGTAAAATGCGATTAGAAAAACAAAAACAGGCACATGTTCTATACTCAGGACAGAAAAATGAGAGTATAGGTATGTCACTAGACATGGATTCTGCACAAGTATTAATGCAGATGTTAAGTAAGAACCTTTATTCAGATGCAATAGGTTCAACTATTAGAGAATGTGCAAGTAATGCACTTGATAGCCACAGACGAGCTGGAGTTGATAAACCTATAGTTGTGTCACTGGTACAGAATAATTCTAATAACTGGGAATTCTCTGTTGAGGATTTTGGTACAGGTCTAGATCACCACGATGTAGAAAACATTATCAGTAAGTATGGTAAGTCTACTAAACGTGATAGTGATACAGAGCTTGGTATGATGGGTCTTGGTTTCAAAGCTCCTTTAGCATATGCTAGTAGTTTCTATTTTACATGTAGAAAAGATGGTATGGAACGTAAGTATATGATGTACGAAGGTGAAGAAACTAACACTATTGATTTAATTAACGAAACTCCTACAACAGAGTGTAATGGTGTAAAAGTTATTGTACCTATAAAATGGGGTGATAAGTATGATTTTCTGAAAAAGATAAAGCAACAGCTTGCATACTTTGAGGATGTATACTTTAATGTAGATGATGTTGATAACAACTTTACTATTCATAGATCTAAACTATTTCAATTCTCTGAAATAGCTGATGATGATAAGTTACACATTTGTCTTGATAATGTTTATTACCCTATTGATTTTGACAAACTAGGTATAGACACTATATATTTGCCACTGGGTTTAAGATTTAAACTGACAGATGGTTTGTTTCCAACTCCAAACAGGGAATCTTTGATTTACACAAAGGAAACAAAGTCAAAGATTCTTAGTAAATTATCTGAGTTTTCTGACTATTATGTACAAAAGTATAATGAAAATGTTACAGATAGTGATGATGTTATGAGTTTTCTAAATTACTACTACAACTCTAAGAGAGAAATAGATCTGTTTGGAAAAAAGTTTGATTTGGAAGGTTTAAAGAACTACATAACAATTCCTTTTGCCAAACCAAAACTTGAAGGAGTAGACAACTGGGACATCTCTACGTTTAGTAGACATGAGTTTAGTTATCTTTTGGGAGAATACAAAGCTAACTATAGGTATGAAAATACTAGAATGTATCAGATAAAAGAAAGCCATTGGGGAAGAAATGTAAACTGGAATGATATGGAAAAATATACATTCAAGATGCAAGATTCAATGAGAGGTCATAAAAAGGCGTATCTTAGAGAGCTTTGTGAAGATATAATTACTGAAAAGGCTAAAAATAATAATAGTAATTCTAGAAGAGTTACATTTATTCGCAAGTCAAAGTCTTATCCTCTAAAAAGTATCACTGGTAAAGATAGTTACTATGAGATTCTAAAGTTAATTAATTACCCTAAATCTCAGTGGAGAGGTGTAATTAAAGACTTTCAGTATGTAGAGTCATTACTTTTAAAATCTCTTAGAGATGCTGATGCTATTATAGTACCTCAACACTGGATAGATGATAGAAAAGCTAACACTGTATCTAAGATGCGAGCTACTAAAGCTGCTAAAGGTGAAAAGGTTGCAGGAGACTTCAATTGTAAAATAGGTGAAGAGCTTCTCAGATATAGCGATGGCAGGAACTGTAAATTTGTATCACATAGAATCAATATTGAGTCTGTAGAAGGGGGAAGTTGTACTTACGTATACACTAATCATGATGATTACATGCTGCTTGATAATTTGTATGAAGAAACTAAGCGCATGAGTATAAAGTATATTACGTTTTCAACGAGGGAGTTAGAAGCATTAGAGAAGTCTCCTAAAATTGATAATTTAGTTTCTTATGATGACTTTATAAAGGGTGATGATATGTTTATTAAATATATGACTGCATTACTTTGCTGGAAGTTTATAAACAAGGACTATAATGTTGATCTATTTGAGAAAAGTTATCTAATTGATAGAGTTAAGTCTAAATTATCAGATAAATTTAAGAAAATATCTGAATATCAGAAAACGTATATTGGAGGTGGTAGATATCAATCTTTTAAACATGGAGAGAAATTACTTGAACTTGCTAAAGATGATAATCTATTTAACGCTGAGATATATGATTTGATACAAGAATTAGAAGCTTTCCTAAAAGAGCATGCTTATGTAAATACTATTGCATCTAGTTTAAGAACTGGTGAAAGTCACAGACAAAACGGTCTTTTAGACTGTTTAGCTCAGCTTTTTAAATGCAATGGTGTTGCTATAAACAATCATTATCAGTTTCTTAAACATAAACAAGAACAAGAACAAGAGAATAATTAACAATTAAATACAATTAAAAATGAGTAAATTTCTAAGTTTAGAGTGGTTCAAAAATAAAGTGGACCACTCAATTGAAAAGGTTATCGAGAAAAAACTTGATAAATTAGTTGAAGAGGTAGACAACGATAGTTCTCCTCAAGAAAATCCCTACAAGACTATAAAGTTAGTAAATGATGTGCTTACTATTGTGCTACATGATAATTCTATAATATCTAAGGTAAATGCTACTGAAGATGATTATCATGCTGCAGAGTCAGCTGTTACCATTGGACACCTCTATACAATCGTTAGTGATCCTAATGTAGTTTCTGAAGTTGCAGAGAGAGATGAATCAGAAAGAAGACTAAAGGCTCTTAGAAAGGGCTTTACTGTCCTAGAAGAGTGTAGTGAGTTTGTAATTGATGGAGATTCAGTATACTTTAAAGGTATATCTAGATCTCTACCACAGCTATTAGTTGAAGAACTAATTGATGAAGTGAGTCGTGCTAAAGCTTTAGGTATTCCATTAAATGATTATGATGGATATCAATCTTTAAAGCGCTTCTTTATGTGGTGTGCACTTAACCCAAGAGCTGAGGTTGCACATGAGCTGTATAGATTCTTAAAAGAGAACAGCTTTCGTATAACTAAGCAGGGATTCTTTGTAGCGCTACGTAATGTTGTTACACTACATGGATCTCCAGAGCTTGTACATTTTATATCTAATACATATAACAAAGTAAAAGCTGTATGGAAGAAAAGTCCAGATGATTATACTGTATTCTTACAAGATGGTGAATATAAGATTGTACATGTAGATAGATTGTACAATGAAGAAACACACACTACTACAGTGTGTTCAGATTGTGATGGAGAAGGTGGCTACTATGATGATGGTGACTGTTATGATGATGAAGATGAATGGAATGAAGAACAGTGGGTAGAATGTGAAACATGTGATGGTACAGGTGAGGTAGAACCTTATGAGTATACAACTTCTGTGAAAGTAGACCATGGAGAAGAAATAGGTAAACTTACAGCTTTATACCTAGATCTACCTAACAGACATGAGAATCGTTTTACAGATGATTGGACTAAAACATTTGACATACGTATTGGTAAAGTGGTGAACATGCCACAAGAAGAATGTAACTGGTCAACACAAGATTGTGCTGCAGCTGGTTTACATTTTACTTCTGACCAGATACACTATGTAGGATGTGGTGATCAGTCTGTTCTTGTTCTTATCAACCCTATGAAGGTGGTTGGTATTGGTACACACAAAGGTAGATGCTATGAGTATCTTCCAATTATGACTGTACCAAGAGAAGAAGCTACAAGTATTCTTCATGACAATGAGTTTGACACTCTTCAGTTGGATGAAGTCTATGCTGTACGTGAGCTTGATGATCTACAGGACAAAGTTAAACAAGGTTTCGCAAAGGAATCTAACAAATATGAGTTTAGCTTACCAAATATATCTTCTATAGATGTACGTAATATTATTGGAAGTCTTGAAGAGATGAAAGCTGAGATTACTGCAAGAGTTCGTATGGTAGATTAATAAATTAGGGGATAACATTTATTTGAATTATATTTGTTATCCCTTTAATTTTAAAATTATGGCAAAAAGAGCAGTAAAAAAACCAAGAGTACCTCGCACTAAAAATGCTGGAACAATGACAGAATCAATGTTTTGGTCTATGATTAGAAGTGCATTAAGACAAAAGAGTAGATGGTGGAAACCAATTGCTGAGTGTAAAAAATTAGCAAGAAGAGCTTACAAAGGAAAGAACAAAAGACAGAAGTGGGAATACCATTGTAATAAGTGTAAAAGCTGGTTTAAAAGTGATCAAGTTAATGTTGATCATATAGAGCCTGCAGGTAGCTTAAATTGCTCAAATGATCTTCCAGCTTTCGTAGATACTTTATTTTGTGAACAGGAAAACTTACAGGTGCTCTGTAAAACATGTCATGATGAAAAAACACAATTAGAAAAACAATTAAAACAGTTTAAAAAATGAAACATTTTATGAATAATGCTATTAAGTATTTTAAAACGCCTGAACATTATGAAAATGGAAAAGAGTATGATATTATAGACGTGTGTAACGATTACTCTCTTTCGTTCAACAGGGGTAATGTTCTAAAATATATAGCTAGAGCAGGAAAGAAAGAGAACGAGCTAAAGGATTTACATAAAGCTTTAGATTATTTACAGAGAGAAATTGAGTACGTTAAATCAAAAGGGAAGTTATGATAAAGGGAGTTAAAGCAGAAACTATTCAAGAAGTTGATATAGTTGTAAAAGAAGTTAAGAACTGTCCTCTTAAGTATGACAACACAGAAAGAGTATTGATAATAGATGCTGATAGTATTATGTATTTTGCATCACACTTTCCTGAAGACTCTCTGATGGAGTTTCCAACAGAAGAAGAAAGAATAGAAGAAGCTAAGTATAGAACTAGAACTAAGTTGGAAGAGATTCATAATAACATAGAAGAGTTTTATAACATACAAGAAACTTTTATATTTGTAAGAGGTCGTGGTAACTTTAGATATAAACTTTACCCTGATTATAAGTCTAACAGAAAGCAAAAAAATGATCTTATACCAATAATATCACTTTACATGTTAGAAGAATTAAATGCTATACCATCTATAGGAGCTGAGGCTGATGATTACGTGTATGATGCTTATTTATTAAGCGAAGGTAATTGTGTTGTAGCAGCTATAGATAAAGATGTACTATATAACTGTCCTGATGTACCATTTTATAATTATAGGAGCCATGGAGACACTCTAGGAGAGTTTAAACAGATCTCTAAGGAAGAAAGTAGACTAGCTATAGCTTCTCAAGTGGTAATAGGTGACAGTGGTGATGGTATACCTGGAGCTTACAGGGTTGGTAAAGCGTGGTGTAGAGATAACATGCATCTGGGAATGACAGACTATCAATTTACTAAAGCTATATTTAGAGGATATCTAAAAGCAAGCGGTGGTAATGGTAAGATAGCTAAAGAACAAGCTAGATTAAATTACAGTATATTAAAACTATACACACAAGATGAACTTGAAACAATTAATAAACGCTAATGAAAAAAACAATAACAAGCATATTTATGGTACCCACTCTAAAAGTGCCAAAAGATTCATTATTAAATAATGGATTTGTAAATGCCTATATTAGTGATGTAGATAGAGATATACAATACCCAGATTCTGTATATCTTTTATTTCTACCTAAAGATATAGAGCAATTTAGAGAGTTTCTAGATGATGAATATGATAGAACAGAGTCTGTTATAGATGATTATGATTATCCAAATGGATATGTAGTAATAGTATATAAACTAAATTCTAACTTTAAAGAAGATTTTAATCTTGTTAAAGAAGGTAAATATTCTGAAACATCAAACGAATTTCAAGAATCATTCTCAAGAGTAGTAAAGATTAAAAAGAATGGCCTTCATAAAGATCAAGTGTCTTTGCAATATAGAATCTTTAACAAAACAGAAGATATGATTAAATATTGGGAAGATAAGATTGGCATTGAATGGTCTAAAGATCTTGAAGTATGGGATGGTTTTGATATAGCAAAAGAAACATTAAACATTGAATTAATAACAAACACTGAATTAGTATGAAAACAATTGAAATTTTAAAAGAAAACAAAAGAGCTGCAAAATATATCAAAGAGTGGTTTTTAGAAAGATTAGCAACTAATATAAAAAACTTTAAGGATGATGATGACTTTAAACAGGCTATGGCTAATACAACAGTTACAGACGAGCAAATAGAAAACATTATATCACAGGCTCCTAGAAATATACTAGATATACTAGACAGTCAAGGTGTGCTAATAAGTATAGTTGTAAAAGATGAAAAGTTCTTAGGAGATGTATTTAACGCTCGAACAGAAGAAAAGGTTGACGTTAATAAACATACTACCAGAAAAGAGTTTGATGTATCTGCAATGAAAATAGCTCTACCTCTTCTTGAGGAAAACCTTGCAGCTGCTGAGAATCAGGAAGTTGTGGAAGGTGTAAAAAAAGATGAAGAATTATGAGAACAATTGGAAAAATAATAGTAGATTTGCTGTCCGATAATCAAATTTCAGACCAAGAGGCTGAAATGTTAATCACACACCTTTCAGAGAAAAAAGAGCCCTTAGGTACACAACCTGAGAAGACTTCTAGTCCCTATTGGTATCAAACAATAACATGGTCATGAGAACAGCAAAAGAATTTAATGACTCTTATGAATTAATTTGTGAGGGTGGAGGACTTGTAATAGATGTTCCAGCTGTTGTACAATTTTTAAATGTTGCATTTACTGACTTTTTAAAAGTAGATGGTTTTAGATACAAACAAGTGTCAACTATTCGTGGGATACCTAGAGTAGAAACAAACCTAACTGAGATAATGCCATATGTAGGTCATGTTATACACAGCGAGCTAGAAGAAAAGATATCTTTAATACTAAAGGTGGAATTTGAAATAGAGGAAAGATTAAGATCAATAAACCTAGATAAAAACGGTAAACCCTTAGAAATATGAATAAAGACATCTTTAAAGGTAGAGTAAATATACTACCTTATGAGTACCCACAACTATTAGACTACAAAGACGCTATCAGACACTCCTACTGGATTGATACAGAATTCAACTTTACAGAAGACATACAAGACTTTAAAGTAACAATCTCTCCTGAAGAGCGTGATGTTATTAAGAAGACTATGCTTGCAATTGCACAGATAGAAGTTAATGTAAAGACGTTCTGGGCTGATATGTATAAACGTATGCCTATTACAGAAGTGGGTGATGTGGGAATGACGTTTGCTGAGTCAGAGGTAAGACACAAAGATGCTTATGCTAGATTATTAAGGATATTAGGTCTTGAAAAAGAATTTCAGAAAGTTATAGAAGTTCCTGCAATAGAAGGTAGACTTAAGTATTTAAATAAATACCTAGATGGTACACGCTCTAGAGATAATAAGATGTACACTAAGTCTGTGTTATTGTTTTCACTATTTATAGAGCACGTAAGTTTATTTAGTCAGTTTCTAATTATGATGAGCTTTAACAAAGAAAAGAATGTACTCAAGGGTATATCTAATGTTGTTGAGGCTACTAGTAAGGAAGAAGAGATACACGGTAACTTTGGAGCTGAGATTATTAACATCATTAAGAAAGAGAATCCTGATTGGTTTGATGCAGAGTTTGAGAACTTAATCTATTCAGCTTGTAAGAAAGCTTATATTGCTGAGTGTGATATATTAGATTGGATCTTTGAGAAAGGAGAACTTAGTTTTCTACCCAAAGAAACAATACAACACTTTATCATGAACAGATTTAACAACTCTCTAGAAAAAATAGGTATGGATTCTATATTTGATGTAGATAAAGATCTGATATCATCAACTAAGTGGTTTGACATAGAAATTACAGGGACTAAAGAAGGAGACTTCTTCTATAAGAAAAGTGTGGACTACAATAAGAAAAGTAAGAGCATCACTGAAGATGATCTATTTTAAATAATAATACAATGATAACAGAGCAAACTAATGGTAACACTCAGCTTAACACAGAAAGAGGAAACTTTAATAAAAGAGTTTCTAAGTTCTTAATGTTGGGTAAATCCAAGAAAGTCCAATGGGACGGTAAAAGAAGAAACAGAACAATTTAAATAAATCAACATGGAGTACAAAAGATATTACTGGCTCAACGAGGACAGTAGAAAGTTTTTGTCCAGAGGATACTTAGATGAGGAACCTGAACAAAGAATTAGAGACATAGCAAATATTGCTGAGAAATATCTAAATATAAAAGACTTTGCACATAAGTTTGAGGATTATATGGCAAAGGGATATTATAGTTTGTCAACTCCTGTATGGATCAACTTTGGTAAATCAAAAGGTTTACCCATTAGTTGTTATGGATCTAATGTGGATGACACACTAGATAGCATACTAAATGCAGGACGTGAGATAGGAATGATGTCAAAATATGGTGGAGGTACAAGTGCTTACCTAGGAAACATAAGACCTAGAGGATCATCTATTAGTACAGGAGGTCAAGCAGACGGACCTATTCACTATGCTAGAATGTATGACACTGTAGTGGATGTGTGTAAACAATCTGCTGCTAGACGTGGAGCGTGTGCTGTATACTTACCAGTAGAGCATGATGATATAGAAGAATTTCTAGACATAGGTACAGAAGGTAACCCTATTCAGAATTTACAATACGGTATTACTGTTACAGACGCTTGGTTAAAATCTATGAAGTCTGGTAGTAAAGAGAAACGTAAGATATGGGCCAAGATTATACAAAGACGTAATGAGTTTGGATTTCCATACATCATGTTCTCTGATAATTCTAATAAGAATACACCTTACGAGGAACTTGGTTATAAAATAACTGCATCAAACTTATGTAGTGAGATACAGTTACCAACTGATAGCTTTCATAGCTTTGTTTGTTGTTTAGGATCTATAAATGCATTGCATTGGGATGAAATAAAGAAGACAGACGCTGTTGAAACTTATGTTTTGTTCTTAAATGCTGTAATGAATGAGTTTATAAAAAAAGCAGAGCACTTACCAGGAATGCGAAGAGCTTTTAAGTTTGCAAAAGAACACAGAGCTATAGGCCTAGGAGTATTAGGATATCATTCTTTGTTTCAGTCAAAACTTATAGAGTTTGAATCTTTAGAAGCTAAGCAAATTAATCATGAAATCTTTAGTACTATTAAAGAAAGAAGTGAGGCTGCCTCTAAATGGTTACACGATGCTAAAGGATACACATCAATTAGAGAAGGGTATGCTAACACTACTCTTATGGCCATTGCTCCTACTAAGTCTAGTTCATTTATACACGGTGCTGTGTCTATGGGTATAGAGCCTATCAAGTCTAATTACTTTATTAAAGATCTTGCTAAGTCTAAGACTATTTACAAGAACCCTTTCTTAGAAGCTGAATTGGAAAAGTATGAAATGAATAACGAAAAGACCTGGGATTCTATTTTAAAGAAGGATGGGTCTGTACAGCATTTAAAGTTTCCTACTAAAAAAGTGTTTAAGTCCTTTATAGAGATTAGTCCTAAGGAAATAATACTACAAGCTGCTCAGAGACAAAAGTTTATTGATCAGTCGCAGAGTTTAAATCTTATGATAGATCCTAGTGTACCTGCTAAAGATATAAATCAACTTTACCTTTATGCTCACCAGGAAGGAGTTAAGACTCTTTACTATCAGTTTAGTCAAAGTTCAGCTCAAGCATTTGCACGTAATATTTTAGAGTGTGCAAGTTGTGAAGGCTAACTAAATTAGTGATAATAAATCTTTAGAATCTTCCAATAAGATTTTGTGGTTTATTTTACATTTCATACATTTGAAAAATGAAAAGAGATATAAAGGATAGTGATTACTACCTTGAAAAAGGTAGAGTTCACTTTACAAACGAGTATCTACTTCATAGAGGGCCATGTTGTGGTGGAAGTTGCAGACATTGTCCATATGATTTACCCATAAAAGGTAATATAAAACTCAGAGATGAGTTGGATTAAAATTTTCTGTTCTGTTTTTTAATTGTGAAGAAGGGCCTTGGAGTAATCTAAGGCTTTTTTTTGCTTGTAAAATAGAGTGGAATTTTGTATATTTGAACATAATTAAAAACAATTAAATATGGCAAAAAAGCTAAAAGAAACAGGGAATAAGTTCCAGGATGCGCTGGAAAAATTGAACAAGCAATACGGTCAAGGTACTGTATTAGCTTTAAACAGTAAAACAGGAGGGGACTATGACCTGATTAGTACAGGATCAATAGGTTTCGATTGGATCACCTTAGGGATAGGTGGTTTTGCAAAAGGTAAAATGTACGAGCTTATGGGCTGGGAAGGTACAGGTAAATCTACTATATGTGGACATGCTGTAGCTAGCGCTCAAGCTAAAGGAGGTAAAGTGGTTTATATTGATGGCGAACATGCTGTTGATAAAAATTACTTTGAAGCTCTAGGTGTTGACACAGGAAGTATGTTAATTGCACAACCATCATCTGGAGAAGAAGGTTTTAACATTGCTGTAGAGTTAATGTCATCTGGAGAGGTGGATCTTATTATTATAGATTCAGACTCATCGTTAATACCTAAAGCTGTATTAGATGGAGAAGTAGGAGAACATGCAATAGGTAAGAAAGCTAGATTGAACAGTAGCGCTTACCCAAAACTAAAGTCTATTGCACATAATACAAACACATGTCTTATAGTAATATCTCAATACAGAGAAAAGATTGGTGTTATGTTTGGTAATCCTACAACTACACAAGGTGGTCATGCACTAAAGTTTTATTCTGATGTAAGAATAGAAGTTAGCAGGTCACTAGCAAAAGATGGTCAAGATGTGTACGGTAACATTACTAAAGTTAGATGTACAAAGAACAAGATGACACCTCCATACCAGAAGCATCAATTTGATATTATATACGGTATAGGTATTGATAGAGTAGGAGAAGCATTACAAATGCTACATGATTTTGAGCTAGGTCGTAAGTATGGTAAAACATATACATTTGACGGTGTAAAATATGACTTAGAAGAATTTAAACAAATGGTATTAGAAGATGTAAACTTTTTTGATACAATAAAGTCTACATTAGTTTCTGCAATTAAAGGTATTGAAGAGGAATCTGAAGTAGAACCAGAACCAATTGTAGAAAATGATGAAAGAATGAATATTATAGGGCAAAACGGTAATGATGGTATACATTATGAAGCAGCAAAGGATATAAATGTTGTTGCACCTCAAACATTATCACCTGATTTATTTGACGCATCTGATTTATGAAATGTTTAGTTTGTGGAAAGAACTCAAACTCTGAGTATTGCTTTCAACATAAACCTAGAAAACAATTATCTGTCAACAAAGGATTTAAAAAACCAACACTAGCTCTTAAAAAAAGGGTTAGTGTTGGAAAATCCCAACCAAATTCTGATCATACATTTTTTAAAACTTTGTGGAGTAAAAGACCTCACAGATCTGAAGTAAGTAATACTTATTTAGGAACAGAAGCTCTTAGCACTTACTTTCACCATATTCTACCAAAAAATAAATATCCAGATATTAGGTTGGACGAAGAAAATATTATATTTTTGACAGTTGACGAACATGCTAATGTAGAGGCAGATATCTATAGGTATGATGAAGTTAATAAAAGACGTAATCACTTATTAAAAAAATATAATCTCTCATGATTGAAGTATTAAAATTTAGTGCCACTTGGTGTGGACCTTGTAAAATGTTATCAAAAACCTTAGAAGGTGTAAAAGGTATTACAAATGTAGATATAGATACACAAATGGATTTAGCAAAAGAGTACAATGTAAGAAGTGTACCTGCTATGATATTTAAAATTGAGGGTGAAGAAGTTCATCGAGAAGTTGGACTTATATCTCTAAAGAAGTACGAAGATATTATAAATGAATTAGCCGCTGATGTAAGGTGGAAAAATAAATAAAACCAAAAACAATGAATCAATTTTATTACACAAGAAAAGAACCTATCGAAGGTACAGACCCTGTAGAATATGCAGAGTTTACTGATAGTATTAATGTAAACAAGATAATTAGAAGTGTACAAACATCAAGTGACACTATTGTAGTGCTCTTAGATGACATGCATGAGCGTGTTACAGAAGTGCCTAACATCAACACCAAGACTAACAAAGTGATTGGTACAAAGAAGAAGGTTGAAGTGTTTCAAACGGAAGCTTATTTACATGGAGAAGATATAGTAAGATTTAAAAAACTAACAAACATAGAATAAAATGGCAAAACCGTACAAAAAACTTTTAGGAAATAGAATATACGTTAATGTTCCTAAAAAAGAAGAGAAAAGTAAAATTATAGTTGATTCAGCTACTAAAGAAGAACTACAAAGAGAGATGTTGAAAAAGATGTCTAAGCTTACAGTTTATGATGTAGGTGAATCAGTTAGTATTGTAAAAAGTGGAGATCGCATTCTTGTAGATCCTGCTAAACTAAAAGAAGCAATGTTAATCCCATTGAGTGAAGACTTAGATGTATTATTAGTATCTCCTTTTGATGTAATACATGTCTGGTAATGAAACTTCTTCCTTTTATATCATGTAAATGTATAACCTATGGTAGAGTGGACACGTTAGTGGAAGCTCTACATAGTTTTCTTATACAAGAGTATCCAGCAGATAGATGTGAGCTTATAATAGTTAATGACTATCCTGAGCAGAAACTCATCTTTGATCACCCACAAGTTACTATATATAACCTAGATGAAACTTTTCCTTTAATAGGAGAGAAAGAAAACTACGCTATTGAAAGATGTAATGGAGATCTTATTGCTGTATGGGATGATGATGATGTAGCTATGTCTAATCATCTAATGAATATAGCTAATCATTGGAAAGAGGATACTAACATTATTCATTGGGAAACAGGTGTTTTCTATAATGAACCTAGTATTACAGCTATAACTGGAGTGGGTAACTCAGGTATAGTGTACAGTAAAGATGTGTGGGAAAGAATAGGTAAGAGTCCTTTAGAGAACGCAGGAGGTGATACAACATTAACTAGTAGAATTCATACCTTAGGTGGTGTAGT